CGTGATCTTGCTAAAGAATATAAATATCGATTATTCTATTGGGAGCCTGAACGTGAAGATGTCGAAATATATGTCGAACGAAATAAATATCGTGACGAATTAAATCGCGTTCCAGAAAACGTAATTCGTAATATGTATCACAATTGGGAAACAATTAATTTACCTAAAGATTTTACGAAGCTAGACATGTTAGCATTTCGTGATGATTTTAGCAATCTAATAAAAGATATGGCTGATACATATGATCAAGTTATTATTGTCGGCGATGTTCATGGCTGTAATACAGCATTACAAGAATTAATTAATGAATATGATATCAAAAACGAAAAGAATTTGTATATTTTCGTCGGCGATTATTTTGATCGTGGTATCGAAAACTTAGAAGTGTTAGATATGTTATTCGATATTATAGAACAAAAGAATGTCGTATTACTAGAAGGTAATCATGAATTACATTGGGTTGATTGGGCATTTAATCGCGATGAAAATCGTGACGATAATGGCATGATTCGTTTTAAAGAAACGACGTTAAAACAATGGCAAACAAAATATATTAGCGAAAAAGATCTTAAAAAACAATTAAGAGTTTTATATCGCAAAATGTTACCAGCTTATTTCTTTAAATTTTTAGGTAAAGAATATATCGTAACACATGCTGGATTAGGTTGTTTGCCAAGACAAAATATGGCTGCATGGCAATATATTAATGGTCATGGTGGCTACGAATTTGAAGTAACACAAGCTTATGAATCTCGTGCAAATTATACTAATTATCCAATTCAAGTATTTGGTCATCGTGGAGCACTAACATCGAAACATTCTATTGCTTTAGAAGGTCAAGTTGAATTCGGCGGGTTCTTAAAGTATTTGGTTATTAATAAAGATGGATATAAAGATTATAAAATTAAAAATGAAGTTTATGATAAAGATTATCTAAAAACAGAAAATGAATTATCTAAATATCTTAAAGGTGATTATATTGCGACATTAGATGAAGAAGTTAATGCTATTGCTAATAGTCGTCATATTATCGCTAAAAAGTTACCTGATAATTTAATGAGCCTAAACTTTAATAAAGGTGTATTCTATCATGCTATTTGGAATGACTTAACAATTAAAGCTAGAGGATTGTTCGTCGATCAAACTACAGGAGCTGTTAAGGCGAGGAGTTATAATAAATTCTTTAATTTTGGTGAACGTGGCGACGAACAAGAAGAATTTGATAATTTAGTGTATCCTGTCCATATTTCTCGAAAAGAAAATGGCTTCTTGGGTATTGTTTCTTGGGACGAACAAAATCAAAAAATTATCTTTGCAAGTAAATCGACGACACAAGGTAATTTTGTTCCGATGATTAAAGATATATGGGATTGTTGTTTAGAACACAATCGGAATTTGATTATTAATCTGTGTAAAAAATATAATGCAAGTGCTGTATTTGAAGTATGTCATCCTAGTGATAATACACATATGGTCGATTACGAAGGTAAAAAGCATTTATTCTTATTAGACTTTATCCCGAATCAGTTACATCTTGACGGTATTAATATCGATATTAAATTTTCTGACAAACTTTGTAAAGAATTCATCAATAATTATAAACCTGAAAAAGATAGTCTTATGGCTTGTGCCTTAAATATTAAAGCTAATTGTCGTGAACAGTTAGAACATTATATTAAAAATATTTTTATGGCAGAACCAAAAACAGAAGGATATGTTATTACCGATGCGACTGGCAAAATGTATAAACAAAAATTTCCTTATTATTTAATTTGGAAACGCCGTCGCTATTATTTAGACTGTATTAGAAGTGGTAAAGAATTACCAGAAATTAATTTACAAGATGATCTAGACTTTGTTAATTTTATTAAAGATAAAAACTTTAATACGATTATCGAAGCTAGAAAAGCATATATAGAAAGGAAATAGTCATGCCTAATTGGTTAGAAGGTGTCGTTAAATTTCGTGGTAAACATAATGATATTAAAAAATTCTTAGAAGAAGAATTAATCGAAGTCGATATGGATTTCACACAAGATCCACCAGTATCCATTATTAGTAATAATGTTACGACTGATGAATATGGTGATATTCAAGGTATTAGTGTTAGTAATACTTGGTTTAAAACATTTAAACGAGCTTATATCAGTGAAATGTGGTCTTATTCTATTTATGAAGATGATGATAGCAAAGATAAAATCTTTTGTGCTAATGTAAAAAGTGCATGGAATTTAAGTATCGACGAAGTATTAGAAGTGGCCAAATTATATCATATCGATATTAAAGGTCATATGTTTGAATCTGGTATGTGCTTCGAACGAGATTTCGAAGTTGATCGTAATGGCAATATTTTTAAAGATGAGGATATTGAACATAATAATTATACTTGGGATTCTATTAATCCATTAATAGGTGGTTAATATGGAAAACGTAGAAATTACTATTAATGATGACGGCACTAGAACAATACATATGTATTTTGCCATCATTCAAAACGAAGGTGAAGACTGGTCATATTGTGAAGTTAATTTCGATGTTAATAACAAAGAAATTACAGATGAAGCATTAGATGAAATCAATAACTTTTATATGGACTTCTTCCTTGAAAAATCAAAAGTTCATGATGCCAGATTATGTACTAAAGAAGAATACTTAACTTCTTGTGACGAAACTAAATATGATTGTCAGCACTTTGAAGTAAAGTAATGGATATCTATTACGATACTAAGCTAAAGAAAAAATGGATTAAAATCCTCGATACGTTTATATATAAATATAGTAATAGCTGTAATTTAAATATTCTTATATGTGAAACTAATAAGAAGAATATATATGGCGAAACTATATTTGATAATGAATCAGCATTAATTAAAATTAATTTTAATGCTGGCGATATCGAGGATACATTCATTCATGAATTAGCACATTGTATTAGTAAAGAACGATCACATAAATTAATATGGCGTCGTTGCTATAGGAGACTAAAAAAAATTGATAATGGATAAGGTTACAGGACTTTTTTCTGGATGTCTAATAATTCTTTTCTTTGCTACTTTGTTTTCATTATTTTATAGCCTTACTTTAGACAAAAGTGGAATTATTTTTAAATATTTAAATAAAACATTTTTAGTATTAACAGTGGTTCCAGCTATCTTTTTAATATTAGTAGCTATATACTTATTAATTTTTGCAATAGTTAAAACAACCATGTTTTTGTTGTAGGAGGTGCTTATGGGTAATAGAGCAGTTATTACGTGGAAAGAAGATCCGAGCATTCACGATAATAAATCGTTAGGTATTTATGTTCATTGGAATGGTGGCCTTGATAGCGTAACAGCATTTTTAGAATATTGTAAACGATCTGGATTTAGAGAACCAGATTACGACGATTATGGTTATGCTCGGCTCGTTCAAGTTATTTGCAATTATTTATCTGACCGTGATGGATTAAGTGTCGGTATTGATACGTTAGATAAACTTGATCTTGAAGGTGATAACGGTACGTATATTTGTAAAGGTTGGAAAATTGTCGATCGTAAATATGCTCCGAGCAAGAATATTGAATTCTGTGATCGCGATTATATCGAGAATATGATCGAAGCAATCGATGAATCGATGCCAGAAGGCATGAAAATTTTAAAGTAGGTGAATATATGAAAGGCTATGAAACGATTTCATATCCAGAAGTTAAAGCAGATTTAGAAGCAGGTAAATGCAAAATAGTTGAAAATTTTTATGTCTACCCAGATAAAATTGTAAGCCCGACCGATCATTATGGATTTCGTATCGTTAAAGGTACGTATGAAAAAATTAGAGGTTATATCGTAACGACTCCTAGAAGTTTAGCTAGATATTCTGTAGCTCATTTAAAAGCTCGAGCATTTTTGATTGGAGATTCAAAAGAAAAATTTTTCATATCTTTTAAAGATGGTAATCCAGCTAATAATAACTTAGATAACTTAGAAGTACGATATGTTAGAAAGAAATTTTGTAAACACTGTGGTAAAAAAATACAACAAAGTGTTCAACATGAATACTGTTTAAAATGTCGTATGGAATATCCAGAATTTAATAAAGTTAACAATAATGAATTAGAGCGACGTAAAAATTTATTAAAAGATGTTAGTATTGAAGCTCTCGAAGAAAAACAAAAAGAGCGCGCAAAATTATATCTCGAAGGTTGGACATTCGAAGCAATCGCAAATAAATTTAATATTACTAGACAAGCTGTCGAACAATCGATTAAAAATATTGCTAAGAATGACAAAGAAATTAAAAAAACACGACGTAGAATTGTTAAAACTGAAAAAGAAATTCAATTGTTAAATTCTAAGATTGAAAAATATCAACAAAAAATTAATCGATGTCAAAAAGAATTAGATGCAAAACAAACTTATTATAATTCTTTAATAGAAAAAACAGTTTAACTGTTGACTAATAAATAGTAATAGTGTATATTAATTGTAGATTAAATAAATATTTTGTTTTTAAGAGGTACTTAATAATGAACAAAAAAGAACTTGCTACTAAACTCGTAGAAAAAGAATTGATTTCTACAAAAACAGCTGCAGAAGCTATCGTAAACGAAGTATTTGCTACTATCGTTGAAGAAGTTAAAAAAGGCGAAAAAGTTGCAATTGCTGGTTTCGGCTCCTTTGAAAAAGGTGAACGTGCCGCTCGCGAAGGTCATAACCCTGCGACTGGCGAAAAAATTCACATTGCAGCATCTAATACTTTTAAATTTAAAGCATCTAAAACAGTTAAAGATGCATTGAATGCATAATTAAATAATTAACTAGCGGTATCGTAAGATGCCGCTTTTTTAATGGAGTAATAACATGTACGATTTTGTATTAACATTTACTAAAATCAGTTATGCTAAAGAATTTGAAAAACGATTAAAAGCATCTGAGTATAGTAAATATTTTAATGGTTATGAAGATGTCGCTTCTATTTTATTAAGTGGAGAAACAGCAGATATTAAAGATTTCTGGAACACTGTAATTAAGATCATCGATAAATGCGTCGATAGTATCGAAACATTAGATCAGGATAGTCGAGAATTTTATTCTTTAACGTTTTAATTATTATATAAAAGGAGTATTCTATCATGAATAACAAAATTTTATTGACAGGTTTAGTATTAGCGTCTTTAGCAAGTACATCTATGGCAGCAGGTATTAATAACACTGTAAATCCAAATGCAGCAGGATACGGTGCTGAATCATATGGTAAAAGCAACACTATTAATGCAACAGGTACATCATCTTTTGCTGTTGGTTTTGAAAATACTGTAAGCGGTGCTAATTCTCTTGTATACGGTCACAATAATAAAGCGACCGGTGCAAACAGCTTCGCTGGTGGCGAAAACTCTGAAGCAAAAGGCTATAGCAGCCTAGCTATTGGCTCTTCTGCACAAGCATTATCCGATTATACATTTGCTATTGGTTCTCAGGCACGAACTAATGGCAATAATACAGTTGCTGTTGGTAATGGAGCATATGCTAGTAATACCAACGCACTTGCTGTAGGTTATGGTACTGCCGCAAGTGGTAAAGATTCTCTTGCATTTGGTTCATTTGTTAAATCTAATTCTGATAACAATGTGGCTATTGGTACTTCCGTTACTACTAATAGTAATGATAGTGTTGGTATTGGTACTTCCGTTACTACTAAATCTAATAATAGTGTTGGTATTGGTAACAATGTTGTTAATAACCTTAGCAATAGTATTGGTATCGGTAACGGAGTTGCTACTGACTTTAATACTATTGGTATCGGCAATGGTGTCGAAACTAAGGTTCAAGACACTATTGCTATTGGTAACGGAGTAGTATCCAATGGCGAATCTTCAGTAGCCATTGGTAATGGTATCCATGCAGAAGGCGTCAAAACTGTAAACATTGGTACAAATGTAAATGCAAAAGGTGTATCTTCTATTGTTGTTGGTCGTGATACAACTGTAAATGGCGATGACACTACAGTAGTAGGAGCAAACAATGGTACTATTGACGCAGATCAAGCTGCAGTTTATGGCTACAATAATGTAGTTCAAGATGCATCTAAAGAACAGTTAATCTTTGGTGTGAATAGTACTACAAAAGAGCAAGGCTCTACTGTAGTTGGTTCTCATTCTAAAGCTACAGCTGTTGATAGCTTGGCATTAGGCAATAACACTATTGCTGACGTTCAAAATGGCGTCGCAATTGGTACTAACTCTGTAACTGAAAGTCCTGTTGGTACAACTAATATCAAAGATAATACAACAGATATTCGCTTCAGCAATTCTACATATGCTGGTAGCAATCCTGACTCTGTTGTAAGCTTTGGTACAAATGGTCGTGCTGGCGCTGGCGGTGTAACAGAATACACACGTCAATTGCAAAACTTAGCAGCTGGTCGAGTATCTGCTACATCCACTGATGGCATTAATGGCTCCCAACTATACGACGTTGCATTAGAAGCGCAAAAGCACAATACTCTTGTAGATGGAACTAATACAACAGTTACATCTCAAGACAACGCTTTTGGGCGTAAAGAATACAAAGTTAACGTTAACCGTGATTTGACTAATATGAACTCTGTTCAATTCAATACAGTTAACGATCCACAACGTAACTTTGTATCCAAAGATGGCATACATGTATTCAATGGTGAAGTAAATACAAACTATGGTTCTAATGGTATCAAACTTAAGAATACTAATAACTTAGATACTGCAGAATATAATATGGATGGTATCAATATTAATTCTAACGGCAAAAACGTTCGTTTCGGTACTGACGGTATCAACGCTGGCGATCAAATCATCAACAATGTAAAAGCTGGTGTAGCTGATACTGATGCAGTTAACGTATCTCAATTAAAAGGTGTTCAAAGTAATGTAGCAAATAACACTAGTCGTATTAATAATTTAGGCCAAAAAGTAAATACAAACGCTAACGATATTCGTGCAGTTGAACATACAATTCTTGATCATAAAGGTAGAATTACTGTTTTAGAAAACGGTGTTAAAGATTTAGATAATAAAATTAATTCTACTGCTGGTAATGTATTAAATCAATCTAAATCTTATACAGATAATCAAGCTGCTAAAGTTGGTGCTAATGCTGCTGCTTTAAGTGCATTGCATCCATTAGATTTTAATGCCGATGAAAAATGGCAATTTAGTGTTGGCTTCGGTAACTATAAAGGTAAAAATGCTACTGCTTTAGGTGCTTTCTACCAACCTAACGAAAATGTATTGTTAAGTGTTGGTACTACTTTAGGTACTGGTGAAAATATGATTAATGCTGGTGCAACTGTTCGTTTCGGTTCTCATAGCTCTATGACTACTAATAAACAAGTAGCTGTCGCTAAAGAAGTTCAGGATCTTAAATTGCAACTAAGTGCTATTTCTCAAAAATATGACAACTTAGTTAAAAATCTTTCTGCTCAAAAAGCAGGTCAAGATGTAGACTTCGAATATAGCGATCTTCCTAAAGATCATTGGGCATATGATTTCGTTAAGAAATTATCTGATAAAGGTTATTTGAATGGCTATCCAGATGGTACATTCAAAGGCGATACTAAAATGACTCGCTATGAATTTGCTGCTGCTCTTTGGAGAGCTGTAAATAATGGTGCAATTATCGACGCTCAAATGGCTAAAGCTATTAAAGAATTTGAACCAGAACTTGAAGAAGTAAATAAAATCATGCGTTATCGTATCGATACTGTAGCTGGTAAAGATAATTCTGTTTATAAAACAGAACGTTTGCGTGTTAACAAAAACGACGATCCATTCACTCATATGAAACGTGATGACTACGGTACTAAAACTTATACTAATAAATAATTAATAATAGCCTCCCTTAATTGGGAGGCTTATTGTTTTAAATAAAGGAAATATCTATGTTTGTTATTAATTTACATGATGGAGTATCTGGATTATATAAAACATATCTTATCGATGAAAATGATGACCTAAACATTAAATTATCTAAATTTGAAAAACATATTAAAGAAGATCTTTTAGTTTTATATGATAACGATTTTTTAGAATTTAGAATTGAAGTTATTGATACTAAAACAAAAGATATTCGAAATATCATCTGGAAATCTAAAAAAGGCTTCTTAGAAGCTTGTTCTATCGAAAAATATGTTCGTCATTTAATTAATAGAGAAACATATCAAATTTGGATTACGGATTATGCAAATGATGAAAGCATTTGTAAATTTGCGGATTAACTATGTTTACACATGATTATTATGAAAAAATAGCAATAAAAGCTATTAAAGATCATATTTATGAATTTGACGAAAGTCATTTAAAAGAAATTGCTTACAGTGCAACAGGTTTTGACGATCGTGTTTTTATTTTCAGTTATAATATAAATATTAATCGTTTATATGTAATAACTGTACATCGAGATAAATCTATTGATGTTGAAAGTTATTTACACGAATGTGGTTATTCTATATAAAATAAAAAAATGAAATCTACAATAATTCAAGAATTTAAAGGAACTATTAATGGGATTGAAATTAGCGATCGAGAACTGTTTTACAATTGCGAGTATATTTTAGAGCAATTAGAAGATCAATTTGATATTGATTTGCCGACATCGTTTATCGATGACTTCATTAAAGCATATAAGAGTATCTTTTATGATTTAGGTTCTGAATATGTGTATGAGTTTAGATCTCATATGAGTTCTAGCTCATGGGATACCGATTTGCAAGATATTACACAATTGCATTTCGATATCGGATCATATTATGATACAGATGCACAATTCTCAGAAATGAATAAAAATATTCGTAACTGGAAAAATACGTATAGTAAATATCCCATTAATTTATTAAAGAAAAAATAATATGAATAATGACGAAAAAGCAACAGTCGTTGCTGTCGAGAAAAAGATGTTATATATCAGTCATCCATTTTTAACTAATGGTAATGCTGATGATAATAAAAAAGCTGTCGATAAAATACTAGCTGACTTAGTATTAAAACATGGTAAAGATTACGTCTTTATTAGTCCTATTCATAATTATGGTACATTAGATGGTCAACTTAATTATGATCAAGGGTTAAATCTATGCATAGATCTGTTAAGAAAATGTAATGGCATCATTATGTGTGGCGATTATTTTAAAAGCAATGGCTGCAAAATGGAATTAATGAATGCCATTGGATGGCGTAAAGAAATTTATAAGCTTGAGGAATTTTTGTAATGGATTATCATATGCTTAAAGACGAAGTTAGTCTATATTGTAAAGAAGAACTTCGTCTTATTAATAAGAAAAATTTCTATATTTTGTCTAAACAGATTGACGATAGTTTAAGTTATATCGCCGGTATGAAACGTATCATTAGATTATGTAAAAATGGAAAAGAAGTACAAGAAAACATCGAAGCCTTGGAACAAGTCGAAAAAGCCTTGGAAGCCGTACCAGTCCAAAAATAAATCCGGCGTGAAAGGCTTATATATCGACTTTGAAAATGGCACGATTAATTTAAGCTCATTGAAAATTAAGCTCTAATATAGTATAATAAATATGTTAAATAATTATTATATTAAGGAGGATTCTCAATGAGAATATTATTTAAATCAGACATGTCTTGTATTGGCTGCGATGATTTTAATATTACGATTGAGCGAGGAAAACATACGTCTCCATTGTTCGGTAAAAAGGTTCGAGGCTATTATGTTACGATTAATGGCCAACGATATTTATTCTTTCCAGAGAGTATGAAAGTTCCTTATCATGAAGTAAGTAACATCGTATACGATGCTATCATTAAATCAATTTGCAATCATGCTAAAGACAAAGTCTGTATTATTACTTCCGAAGAGGTATTAACAGAAATTGGAAATATCAAAAAACAATCTTGTAAGAATTCCTAATAATATCTCTGCAGAAGACTACAGTCGACTACTATATGGCTTAACAAAAACTAGTAAGTTTGAAGATGGATTATGGAAAGTAAATAATTTTCATAAACTATTATTATATTGTGCCGATTTTAATTTAGAAGGAATCGGTAAATGTAAATACGATCTGTACAATTACCAAAAAACTGCCGTTAAAGAATTACTCGATATCGATAATGGCAGTTTAATTGTAGCCAGTTGTGGCGCTGGTAAAACATTAATAGCTATCGATTTGTATTTAGAACTATTATCTCGTAATAAGATAAAAGGCCCTGGATTAATCGTAGTTAAGAGTAGTTTAAAAGTCCAATGGTTTCATGAAGTTAAAAAGTTTAGTGATCTTGTGCCAAGTATTCTAGAAACTTCGGCTAAAGCTAAAAAGAAATTTGACGAGCAATTTAATGGCGATCTTCTTATTTGTAATTATGAAACGCTTAACGACGAAAAAGTTCGTGATCGTTTATTAGCAATGAAGATCGAATACATTTTCGCCGACGAGGTGCAGTACGTTAAAAATTATCAAGCTAAGCGTAGCAAAAGCTTGTATAAGTTTAATAACGTAAAGTATACCTTCGGAGCTACGGCAACACCAATTCAAAAAAATCCTCGAGACATATTCGGAATCTTTCGATTCGTTAAGAAAGATTTGTTCACAAATATTAACAAGTTCGATAAACGATATGTTAAAAAGAATAGTCTAGGATTTATTATTGGTAGTCGTAATGAAAAAGAATTAACCGATCTTATCAGTCCTAACTTAATTGTTAGAACTAAAGAAGAAGTAAGTAGTCATTTACCTAAATTAATTGTTAGTCAAAAATATTGTAACCTTGGACCTAAAACTCAAAAAGCTAGCGATCAGTTGTTAGAAGAAATTGCTGATTTAAAAGCGCAGCAAGAAGCAATGATGGATCGATTTAAAAATATCGATGAAGCTCGTAAGAATGAAGATTTTAATAAAATAGATAATCTTATCCTTATGAAGCAAACCTTTGCTCAAGAGCTTGCTATTACTGATGAATTATTAAGATTTGGTGATAGTAATGCTGGTAAAGAATACGTAACGAATGAAAAGAGTCAAAAGATTGAATTATTCTTAGACTTGGTCGAAAGTATTCTTAGCGAAGGTGAAAAGGTCGTCGTATTTAGCAAGTATCGTTCATTACAAAATATATTGGATATGCACTTGGAAAATCGTTTTAAAGGCATTAAAATTTGCCACATTAATGGTATGATGGATTCTGAAAAACGATTCGAACAAGTAAGATTATTCAATGAAACGAATGATCATAACATAATTATTATGTCTAACGCTGGAGCCGAGGGTGAACATTTTATGCCCTCGTTAAATTTCCTAAATTGACGGGGAACTCCTTAGAACTTAATCTACTAACTATACATAGTGATATAGTATAGGGCGAGAATAATTACCTCGGTATAGTAAAAAAGATTAAGATTGGACAATCCGCAACCAAGTATCTTCGGTGACGAAGATAAAGGCTCAGAGACTATTAAAAATATCTTTATAAGATATGAGTAAACAATATGTTATTTACATATTGAACAGGAAATAATTTTATGCTATAATAAAGGCACTGAAGGTTAACTTTTTTAACATAAGGAGCTTTTGTTATGAACGAACAAGATATAACTAAAGAATTATTAGAACATTTAGTTTTTGAAGAAAAGATGACAGATAAAGAAATTGCTGATCATCTTAATGTTTCAAATTCAAAAATTACTGGATTAAGAAGAAGATTTAAAATAAAAAGAAAACATAAAAATCCAGAATGGTTAAAAGATCAATATTGTAATAAATTAAGAACAGTAATATCGATTGCTGATGAATGCGGTGTTGGTCGAGAAGAAATACGATTAGCATTAAGAAAATTAAATATTCCTCCTAATTATGAAACTATGCGACAAGGATCCAAAAAGCATAATTATGATGAATCTGTTTTTGATGTAATAGATTCTGAAGAAAAAGCTTATTGGTTTGGTTTTATAATGGGAGATGGTCAGATTGAAAGATTTAAAAGAAAACGATCTGATAATTCTATATATGAAAATTATAGATTAAACATGAATATTAAATATTCTGATGTTGATCATTTATATAAATTTTTAAAATTTTTGAAATGTACTACAAAAACAATAAAAAAACAATATGTAAAAATGCCATCTAGCAATGTTGCAGAAGTTGGATACTTAAGAATATCATCCAGGCCATTAGCATTAGCACTTATGGAAAAAGGAGTTATTCCTAATAAAAGTTTACATGAACCAAAACCTTCAGGATTGCCAGATCATTTAGTTAGACATTTTATTCGAGGTCTTTTAGACGCTGATGGAATGATAAGTAATGTTGAAAAAGTAACTCCATCTGCTACAATATGTGATGGTAAAATTTTAATGGAATGGGTTCAAAAACAATATCCTTATTTATCATTAAAAAAAGATAATCAATGTGATGGTTTATATATTGTAAGAACAAAAAAAGAAAATGTTCTAGATTTTTTAAATTCTTTATATAAAGATGCAACAGTATATCTTGATAGAAAATATGAAAGATATTTAAAGCTAAAATTAAAGATAGAGTCCGAACTTGCTAGAGATAGTAAGATAACAGAAAAATGATAAATTGTTATTCGGCTAAATATTTAATCGAAATGGACATTGCCGATAGCTATTTAATTCAAACACAACGTCATGGTCGTATTGAACGTGCTAGTAGTAAACACGATAGTGTGTTCGTATATCAATTAATTGCTATCGGTAGTTATGATGAAATTGCTTTAAAAGTAGTCGACAAAAAAGAAAAATATCATACGAATATTATCAGGAAGGACGTACAATAATGAAAGAAAATTGGCAAATTCGGCTAATCGACGAAAAAGAAGTCTTAGGCTTCCGTATCGATCGATTAGCAAAATTCTTAGATAAGAATAAAGATGTCGAAGACTTTGATTTAATGGCTCGACAACTTGTCGTAATGCAAGAATATTATGACATTCTTGTTAAACGTATCGAGAAAGCAGGTTTATTAAAATGAAACTTGCATTCGAAGAACAAACAAAAAGTACGCTCGATCAACTTCTCGAAGAAGAGCATGAAAGTTTAACATTAGTTACTAATCATGAAGAAGCTAATTATGTTATTGAACAAATTAAAAAGCTTCAACTTCAAAAAGAAGATGTCGAAGTCGAAACGACTCGATATATTAATCAAGCTAAAGATAAAGCTAATATGTTTAAAGAACAACAATTAAATAGTTTAGATTATCAAATCGATCGATATAAAACTATGTTAGAACCATATGTTCTTAAACAATTAGAAGAATCTGGTAAGAAATCTGTTAAATTTATTGAAGGCACTGCCGGATTTAGAAAACAAGATAAGCTTATCGAGCATGATGACGAACTTCTTGAAAAAGAAGTTAAAGGTATTAAAGACAACGAATATTTTAAAACAACCGTTAAATTTAACTGGTCTGCCGTTAAGAAAGATTTGACATTTAAAGATGGCAAAGCTTATCTTAACGATAAAGAACTTAGTAGTGTAAACTACGAAGAACATGACGACGCATTCTATGTTAAATAAATAGGTTGGTATGAAATATTCAGGAAAGTTTTTAAGAGAATTATCTGATAAAATAAACCTTGTCGAATTAGCTAGTAAGCATACTAAACTAACTCGGCAAGGAAATATTTACATCGGAAAATGTCCTCATCCAGATCATGATGACAGTAGTCCTAGCTTTCGAATATGGCATAAAAATGGTAAGTATACTTGGTGTTGTTTTGGTTGTCATTCTGGACGTAAAAATCCAGCTAAAGGATTCTATGGTAGCGATTCATTAGCCTTTATTCAATGGATGATGAATACGAAAAAGAAAAAGGCAAGTTTCGAGATGGCAATACAAGAAGCTTGTAGAATTACTGGATTAAAACCAGAAGGCAACGAACAACAATATATAGACAACTGTTCTGAAGAAGCCGATCAGTATTTTCAAAATTTACGAGAAGATAATAATGCTAAACGGTATTTAGTTTCTCGTGGATTAGACAAAGAAGACATCTATGATTGGAATATCGGTTACGATACAAAAGGTCGTGTAACATTTCCAATCAAAGATCTGTATGGGAATACGATCGGTTTTAGTAAACGTGCTATTGATGACAATAATCCATTAAAATATTGGGTATCAGCTGATAATGAATATTATAAAAAGAAATGGTGTCTATATGGTTGTGATAAAATAGATTATACTTTCGACGAAGTATATATCACCGAAGGTGTCTTCGATGTTATCTTAGCAACTAAGTATGGTTTAAAAAATGTCGTATGTACATGTGGTACTGACTTTGATGATACACATGCTAAAATGATTAGCGATGTTGGCTTAATTCCAGTATTAGTATATGACGGAGATAAGGCCGGATTAAAAGGCGTTGATCGAACACTAACATCGTTAGCTAAATATGATATATTTCCTCGTATTGTTATGTTAGATAATAAATTAGATTTAGCTAACATTGCTGAACGAGAACAATATAATTTAAATTATTTCATCAAAAGTCATACATCTTCTTATGATTATTATCTGTTAAAAGATATGTATAATGATCTAGATAAATTTAAAAGTAGTATTATTAATAAATATAAAGATAGTATTGCGCTAGCTAGAGAATCTGTTAAAGAAGATAAGAATGCAAAAGCTATTCTGGATGCTAAGTTGTTAAATACATTAGGACTTAAATATGAATAAAAAAAATATTAGATTCATTAAGAATTGGTCCTTCAGAAAAATAAAGTTAAATTCACTGTCGACAAAAGCTATGTTTACATGTCAATCTTGTGGTAATCAAGTTGAACTACAATATAAAATGAAATGTGAATTATGTGGCAAAATTATTTGTGATCAGTGCGCATATATCGATGCCGAAACTAAACAAATATGTTGCCCAGAATGTTGGTAGTTGACACTCAATTTTATATCAAGTACAATAATAATGTAGGAAGTATCCTTTTTACATTGTTCATATGCCGTCGTATTATTACGGCGGCATTACTACTATTCTGAGGTCATGATGGAATCTAAAAAAATAACGATCGAACTTTGTGAGAATGGTGATGTATCTATCGAAACTAAGAATATTAAAACTCGACAACAATTGTTCGAAATGCTTAGTAAGTTAGAGTATCATGTTTATGTATTCTCTGAAAAGGAAGAATTAATGTAATTACTAGATACAAGCAATTGCCAGTTTGTATGTGGTATATAAGCAGTCTGTATAGGCTGCTTTTTTTATTACTGGAGGTGTATGCACTTGAGCAAAGAAAAATGCGAGAATTTTATCAAAGAAAAATGTTGGAATAAATTAAACGAACTACAATTGCCAAGTGTATATGTCGATCGTTTAAATAAAGAATTAAATATATTAGTTAAACAAGATATGTGCGAATATGTCTATATCGTATACGACTATGTCCAATTCTGTCGTAGAGAAAATATCGCTACTGGATATGGTAGAGGAAGCAGCGTTGGTAGCTTAGTATTATATCTATTAGATATTAATAAGGTCGATCCTGTTAAATTTGAATTAAGTTTTGAACGATTTAGTACTGGACATAATGCCGATATCGATTTAGATGTCGATACAGTACGACGTGACGAAGTATTTGAATATATTTTAAATAAATATAAAAAATATGCTTATCGATTATATACTGTTAATAAGAATGGAAGTAAACAATTGCACCCATCTGGTATCGTAATTGATTTACATAATAGCTATGATTATATTATGATCGATGGCGTTCGTTGTATTAACAAAGATCAATATAATAACTTGCCTAAGTTCGATATTTTGAGTTTGCGAAATTTAGGATTATATCAAAATATTATTCAAAAATATAATATTGATATTAATTTCGACGATCAAAAGGTATGGGAATATATGTGGGATAATCCAGACGATTTATTTTTATTAGGTGGCGAAGTTAAGAAATATATTAAAGACTTCAAACCTAACAATATTAAAGAGCTATGTAATTTATTAGCTCTTGTACGATCGCCTGAAGGTGCTAAAACATATACCGAACGAAGAGATGGTAAATGGTTCAAGAAAAGTCCGTACTATGATTTTGTTAAAGATACATATGGTATCATTACATATCAAGAACAACTTTTGAATATTATTAGTCAGTTCTTTAAATTAGAAGATGCTTATACCTTAATGAAGGATAAGAATAAAGTTCATAAAAAATTAGTCATTGATATGTCTAAAAAGTATAATTGCAAATGGCTATATCAATTATATGACATGAATAAATATTTATATAATAAATCTCATGGTATAGCATATGCTCACGTAAGTTATATCAATGCATATTTACAGCATTATTATCCTAACGAATTTAAAGAAGATACAGTAGTCGAAGTTCAAAATACATTTAAATATAAAAAATTAACGTTAGAATCTAAATTTAAAACCGAAATTGAAAATGAAGAAATTATATGTGGTTTTGATAAGATTAAAGGATTCGGTGAAACTACGTACAATGAATTAAAAATTGTCGATAAAAAGAAGATATTAAATTTCATATATAATATGAATAAAAATATTGCGCAACAATTAATTCGATTAGGCGTGTTTAACGAAGTATTAGAATTATCATCTGTCGATATTTTTAATATGTATTTAGAAAATAAAGGTATTAAAAACCGAGTTAATTATATCGATCAAGATAAGGAGTATGAAAAAATATATGGAATTTGGTAACATTATTGAATTCAATACATTCATTAATCATATTATTAGTGAATTCAAAATTAAAATCTATCATGCCGAAGAAGATTTTAATGAAGAATATTATATTCTTAATGCTTTATTTAAAGCATTAATGTTATTTGAAATACGAGATTATTATAATATTGATTATGATCAAGAAACTAAACAAGCTATCGTAAAAGAAATAAATAATATCTTAGATCATGGTGTTACAAGAAGTTTTTATAATGACGGGACATATTGGCTTCTTAGTAAGATATATAGTTATCGGCATCAAGATTTTGAAACGCTTATAAAATTACAAAGAAATGCTGAATTTAATAAAATTAAAACTGAAGCACCAGCTACATTTTATATGTTAATATTTTCATTATTTATAAAATCATTGTATTCTTTAAAACAAGATCTTGTTAATAATCATCAAGATGTATTTATTAAGATATTAAGTGATTTCGATAATTTAATTCCTAATAAAATATTTATTAAAACAAATTGTGAAATGAAAAATCCAAAAATCATTTATAATTGTTTATTAAATATATTATTAGGTATTCCATCTTTTGATTATTCATCTGTCTGTAATAATAATTTCTATTTAGGAAATAATTTAAATCAAGCAGATTTTTCACCTAGTGTATTGTCAAATGGCGATATCGTTAATCCTATATTTATTGATGACAATACTAACAAATCTAGAACATTTTGGTTTGTTAGTAATGAAATGACTATACGAAATGGCGAACTTATCGATAATCGACCTGGATTATGCAATATATATGCAGTAAAAGCAGGAGAAGTTCCTAAATTTAGTTATGTATCAGATGTAGAATCTGATAATAAAAGGAAAGAAATTATTCTTAATGTACCGACAAATATAAGAGAAAAATCTAATAAGAAATTATTTAAATCTTTGTTGCCCGTACAAAAGAAATTTATTCCTTTATATTTATTAGAAAAACAATTAGGTGGCAAAATTAAAGATACATATATCTTTGGCGATATCGTTCGTGGTTCTAAAATTAAATTCGATGGCGATAAAAATATTATTATTCGCGATCGAATTGTTCCGGAAATTCAATATTTTAATAATACAGGAAAGGGCAAGTTGTATTAATGGATACTCAATTTAAAATGGAAGATTTACTTGTTGAAAATCCAATGATTGTAACATTGCTTTTTCAACAATATCAAGATACGTTTTCAGCATCTTCTAGGATTCATTCTGATTTTAAGACATATGTACTTATCGAAATTAATAACGTAACAGTTAAACAAGCTAATGTCGTCGAACATTGTTTTCAATATGCTGGTCGAGATCAATTTCGTAAGGTTTATAACATATTAAATAATAATATGTATAGTGGTATTGAGCCATATTTCTTCAGTAATAGTCGAGATGCATGGGTCGAATCATTAGAAGAAAGTAATCGTCAATATATTTTTAAAGATCGTTCTTGTTATATGTTATTTTTAAATCGTTCCGAGATCGGTATGACAATTCCAGAATATAACAATATGGATCAGAAAGATCTATTAAGAAAATATGAAGATGAAATCAAGAACTTTATCTTTGAATATTTAGTCGAATATAAATCTAGACGATATCTTAATACATTTATTCATAAAGAATTTATTAAAGAATTCTTTAATCATTATTTAAGAGCTTCTGATTCTGAAGTTAGAAAAGTTTTTAATATTAATTCGTCTGAGAAATTAGGAATTACTAACATCACTTTACCTGGCGCAGATAAATATGCTCATTTTGTTAATGATCAAATTAGTGGTATTATTTCAATGTCTAACATTAATTACGAACAACAAGAAACTAAATTATCTGATTATATTTTAGATAATGTTAAAGATCTTGCTGAATTAATTAATGAAAATTCTGAAATTGTATTTGATCCTAATCATGGCTTAGATCAAGAAGTTAAAGATTTTGGTGACTATTTAAATTATAAACGCAGTTTTAAATTATTTGACAATCAAAAGAATATTATCAATGCTTTTATTCGCTATTTCAAAAAAGAAAGAGCGGGTTTTTTAATTTCTCAACCAGGTTCTGGTAAAACTTCGATGGCTATTTCTATCAGTAATCTATGGAAATCTAATAAGAATAAAAATATATTCGTATTATGTCCGCCGCATCTTAATAAAAAATGGTCTATGGACATCAGCGTATTAGCTCAAAATGCTATGGTATATGAATGCGATAGTGTTCAAGACTATATTAATAAAATTGAACCAGAAATTTCTAAACGTAACTGTACTAATTTCATTCTAGTAAATCCTAAGTTATTAAAACACTCATATGGTTATCAATTAGATTGGGATGATACATTCTTATACCATATGTATAATTTAAGGAAAAAGAATTTATTGTTTGCAGATAAGATATATGCACCTAATCGTGATCGAGTTACACGAGATAAACAATATCTTCCATATCATCAATATATCTCGACATATAAAGAAAAGAATGAAGAGCATCCAGATATAAAAACAATATATAGATTTGGTGCAGCTCCTAAAATTATTAAAACTTGCTATGATAGTAATAAAGAATTAGATAAATTATTAAGTAAAGCTTTTACAACCTTTAGACATGTTTCATTATATTATAATAATGGTTCAATTCTTGATCGAATAATTAATCAATCTATAGGCGAGAAAAAAGTTAATTCTAATTTTGTAAGCCTAGACTGGTATTTACAACGTAAAGGCCGTCATAATGTCGATTTCTTTATTATTGATGAAATGCACTTATTTCTAAGTGACAGTATGCAAGGCGAGGGCGCTCAACGTATTGCTAGCTGTGCAAAGAAAGTATTGGGTTTAACCGGTACTGTATTTAATGGCATGGTTACAAACCTATTCTTTATGTTAAGAAACTTTTTCCCAGCTAAACTAAAAGATTTAAAAGGATTTTATTTTAACCGTAATAATCTTGCTGCGTCGAAGACTAATTTTAAGAATTATTATGGTAATAAAGAAAAAGTAGCTAGTCCTTATTCTGGTGATCTTAATCGTATGAGACTTGAAGGATCTCGTGTAACCGAAACACTTAATCAACGTCCAAGTAAAATTAATAGTATTGGATATACTTATATAGATGATGATGGAGTTGTTCGACAAGATAGTACAGGATTTAATGAATATAAAGTTAAAGATATTCCTGGTATTAATCCAGAAATCTTTACACAAGTTATGTCATCTTGTTGTATCTTTATGACGATGTCAGATATGTCTAATGAATTACCAGAAATTAATGAATCTGTTATTAGTTGTAGTTTAGATTCTAATATTAAAGATGCTTATGATAAACTATTGAGTGAGATGAAGGCATCTGATACGCCTAATCTTGTTAAAGCTCAGAAGATTAATAAAATTGCCGGCTGGTTAGACCATCCTTGTATCATTCCAGACGATCATTTTAATTTTAGAAGTTGTGATGGTAATAATAATAAACTAGACGAACTATTAAAAATAGTTAATCATCATGATAATGAATGCGTCTTAGTTTATACATATTATGACAAGCATAGTCCAATTAATAATGAAATTCTTCAAACACTAATTAGTAATGGTATTAAGGCTAATATCTTAACAGATTCTGTAGCACCAGCTAAGCGTATCGATTGGTTTAAAAAACAAAAAGATAATGGTGTTCGTGTCGTTATCGTTAACCCTAAATTAATCGAAACTGGTTTAGATTTATTAGACTTTACAACTATCATATTTTATCAATTAAATTCTAACTTCTTTACGATGCGTCAAGCTTCTCGAAGAAGTTATCGGTTGAATCAAAAGAATAATGTAAGTTTGTATTATTTATATTATAAAGGCACTGTTCAAGAAAATATTATTAGCGTAATGGCTGAACGATTGAAAGCTGTTAAGATATTGGAAGGCGAATTCGAAGACGAAGGTCTCGAAGCTATGACTAATGCTGATAAATCAGATTCTTCTGACGAGATCTTCAATAAGATGATTACGAATGAAGAATATGTAAACGACGATACTGTACTCGGACTAAATAAGTACGCTCAAAAAATCGAAAAACTTGTCGATAATACGACATTTGAAGTTCATAAAGTAAGTTTCGTTAAAAAGCCTATGAACAAAAAGAAGATTGATTTTAAACATGTATATATTAATCTTCAAGATAAAGTTACTATGTATAATGTGATGAAAGATCCGAATGAGAAAATTAAATTAGAAATTTCTAACTTTTAACTTGACGGATAAAAAATAATTTAGTACTATAATAATAACAGATAGACAATTAAATAATAACCGCACGGATTTGCGGGGTTCGCCTGAACTCAAGGGAAGTCGTTAAGACATATCTTTAGCTTTAGTGAGTTTGCTAACTATCAACAAGTTGATTACTTGCTTTAGCCGGACCAAGGTGGATTTCTTGTTACTCATGCAATGCATCTGGAGTAGAAAACAAGAAGTTTGGCCAGCTCATTCAGTAGAATCGGCCCGGTATTACAATTCACGCATTCAAACATCTAGGCTACATTAGAGTAGCTGTATATAGTTAATATAAACGTTCTGTTTTAATCGTTTTAACTCATTACAATAGATGGAGTTGTAATAACGTCAGGGGTTAAGAAGCGTGCGAAGACCTCTGCCTAAGGGATAAGTCTGTCCAAAAGACAGTATAAGGAACAGGGTATCCTATGGTTAAAAGTACGACGCGGTGGTTTCTAGACTTTAAGTTCATCGAAATCTTGGAGTCAGGTCATTATAAGTTAGCATATTTTCCAGGAGAGTACGGTTTAATCTGAAAGGATTGAATGTGAGGGTGATAGATAATCACTAATACCGTATAGAAGACTAAGGTTAGCCGTAAGGTTAATACAGTCTGAAAGCTTTATTTGAATGTACGAGAAGTTAAGCATACAGAAATGTATGCTATTTTTTTATATAAAAATATACTTACTTCGGAGTAAAAGACTCTGCCGTCGTAAACGACGGGAGAAGTCTATCAAGAAGTAAGTAAAACGTTCTCGTAAAAATTGACAATGTATATATAATTAAAAATTTGATGTTTATTCTTTTGTAGCTTTAAACTTAAGCTTGTTGAAAATCACCCTATAAAAGCTAATAAGAGGACAACGAATCAAATTTTTAATTCTTTCGAAAATTTGTCTTAAGTGACGTTGATTCAGAAAGTGTTCTCGCAATGTTTATATAATAAAGCCAACGATGTATAAAACGTATGTTCTATGTAGTAGGCCAGGCTGTTAATAATGACAATATGCCGGTCGTTACCAATACTTCGTAGTTGATATCTTTTGACTAAGTTGGTTGAAGATCTCTAAGTCATAATATTATTTTTTCAGAAGAAAACGTATATAATGGCTTCCCTAGCTCTTTGACAGGTTTAAGTAGCAAGAATCTGGCCACATGGCAAGTAGCTTATTGAGATCGGCTACAGTTGTTACGACTGAGAATGTATATACAGTTAATTGCTAAAGTTGGTATAATTATTTAAGATAATTTACACAGTAACATCATTATACATAAATATTCACACTAAACGATTTTTAACACATATTTAGTATAAATATTTTTTTAATGTTCAAAAACCTTTTACGACTCAGATGACGTTACTGATTTACGCACATAATACTAACGATGGCATTTACGAGATATCGTAAAGAGCTTTAATCCTGATAAGATCTATTAAGGAACAATACACTATATCATTATGCGCCCGTTAATAGCATTGATACGGCTTATAGGAATAAAATATTTAAATGACATAGTGTAAATATTTCGGTAACGACAGCATTGACAATAGATATATTTTTTGTTTCATGTATTTAACTAACACTAACACTATAATACAATTCATCAAAATTAGCTGCTATAACATCTTTTTGTGATTCTTATATTTAACGACATACAATCTATCAACAACTGATCACAACACATGTTAGATTAAACTTATTGTTACAGCAGTTAATACATATCTATTGTCGATATGTCGTATGAGTATCTATCAGGTTAATAGATATTGATACGACATATCGGCGTAATATATTCTTACAGTAAATACATATTTAAAGTAAAGGAATATATATCATGCGTGATGCATATAGAATACGACGAGTCATTTGGCCACAAGACTTAGTCGTTAGTTCAATTAGTGGCGATCGAATCCATTATCCAGAATTTTATATCGAACACATTAATACTGGCTGTGTGTTATCGATGAAAGAATATCAAAAGATTCGCAAAGAACAAGTCGAATCAGAATTTGTCGATCCGTATCCGGATCATGACAATACTTATATGAATGAATACTACAAAGATATTCGCGATGAGATTGTCGATAAGTTTAATGACTCTCTTGATTGCATGACACGAGAAGACATCGTCGGAAAAGAAGCTACTCCTGGTAAAAAATGGAAAGTTGTCGACGGTGAACTCGTAGCAGTTGACAATCGATAAAATGTTCGATATAATAATTATGCCAGTTGTTAAAAGTTAGCAGGCAGCTGGTATTGCTCTCTTTGTCTTAAAGCGAGAATAAGCACAACTATTTCCTCCGTAGTTGTGCTTTTCTTGCATTTATAGGATATTTCATGTATACTATTAATATAAAGTTATATTTAATAGGAGTTTATCTCAATGAAATTAGAAGATGCCTGCGAACATTTAATCAATTTATTATTATTAGCTCGAGATACCGAAGAGTTTAAAGCTGCTTGTGAGTATTTTGATGTTAAGGCCTCTGAATAAGAGGTCTTTTCTTTTGGAAGGATTTGATACACATGAAATATATTGTTAAGAATACAATCGATTCTGTAGCATGTTATATTCTTCGTAATGATATGACATGTACACCACAGAAGTTACGATATTTATTATACTTAATTTATTCTGATTATTTAAGCGTATACAATGATATTGTCGATACGATGGGTCGACCATTCTATACAGAAGATTATGAATGTAATCTATTATTCGACGGACAATTTATTGCCGACGTTAAAGGTCCTAAAGTTGTTGTAGATCAATATGCGACCGAAGAAGAAATATATGATCTCGGTGCGTATATCGACGATGATTTAGAAGATCTTATCGATAAAGATTCGCTTAAGTTTTTAGAAGCGTCTCTAAATCAATATAAAGGATATAATACTCGCTTTCTCAAGATGTTGGCTAAGCAATCTTATGACTATCAAGAAACGTATAAACATTGTGAATCGGAAGATAAAATCATTCCGGTCTACGTTATGTTTACGGCTAATTTATTAGCCGATTCTGTTAGCTCTTGCTTTAAAACTAAGAGGATGTAATCGATGGCTAAAGACGTTAATGCTAATATACTTCATATAGCAGAATATTATCAAAAGAAATATAATACGACCGATACGTTTAAACAATGTTTTGTCGGTCAAATGGTACATGAATCAGGTAACGGTACTTCAGCTTTAGCAGTCCAAGATATGAATTACGGTGGCTTAGGTGCTATCGAAGGACAAGCTCATGATCCAGATGAACCTAGATGGGCTAAATTTAGTTCTCTCGAAGAAGAAGCTGATTATGTTTATAAAGTATTTTATAGTCATTATCCAGAAATTCATCAAGTTAAAACAGCTAAAGAATTTATGGATATTTTATGGAATAATCAGTATGTCGTAGCCGAAGGTAATGAAAATCCTACAGAAGTATATAATAATTATCTTCAAGCTTTAACAGAATATACTGGCGAAACATTTAATCCGACTAATCCACCGGCAGGTAGTGCTGCCGATGCTAAAAGCGGTGTGATGTCTAAAACAGCTGCTTCTGATACCGGTGTGCAAAGTACGATAGCTGGTAAAAGAAAAACACCTAAGATATATACGATTTACAATATGCAAAAACTTGCGAAGGGTAAAACATATTGTGCACCAGTATATCCCGATATTATTTCAGTATATAATCAAGTACCAGAATGGGCATTAGGTTCCAATTTAAAAGCTAATACCCAAGAAGATACGTCTGTTAAAGATGCAACCGAAGTTAAAAATACTTCTCAAGCTGATAAGAATAATAACGAATCTGGTGCAAAAATTGAGACGACTAAAACTGCAGAAGAAAAACCTAAAGAAGAAGTCGCTCAGAAAGAAGCTAAGAAAAAGGTTCAGAAAACTGCAATCGGTGACGGTGGACTAGTTACCGTTACGACTGATAGCAAGCCTGACGAAGCTAAAGACGATTCAAAAACTAAAACAGAATCGACTAAGACTGAAAATACAAAAGAAGAGCCTGTCGAAGAAAAAACACAAGGTATTCCATTATATGCATACGAAACACGTGATAATGAAAAAGGTTGTTTCGATGTTGGTTTGCCATTAAGTTCTATCGCAGCATATGGTAGTGAAGCAGCTAAATATCAAATGAATCGGATGCAATCAATTGCACAACGTCAGATTCAATTTGATCCGACAAAACATGATAATGCTGTTAAAGTACCGACACCAGGTATGGTACCTAATAATAAAGATGCGTTTCCAGTCGATCTTAGAATTCGAGACTTAGAATATCATCAACCACGAATTGTTCGTGAAACAATTAAGGCAACTGAATTCGAAGAGCAAACAGCTAAGGCATTACTCGCTATGGGTGGTAATGTTGAAAAACGTATGGTTCAAGTTGAAAATCATTTATCGACCGTAACAAGATATCTATTTAGATTAGGTTCTATCGTACCGATTAACGATATGTATTATGGCGGCAATTCTACGTTCGAAAAGTATAAATCAGTTCGTCAATTAACAGATGATCGAGTTACTGACGGTATGCAAACACAAATCGATCAGTATATGACATCGACTCGATTAGAGCCGATCATTGGCCAAACGTATGAAATACTTAACCAGGTCGGTGCCAATTTATCAGTTATCTTAGACGATAACCAGTTATCATATTCTAATATGAAACACTACTGTGATCTTATCGATATTAAACGTTATCAAGAACCGTTGAAATTAGCAAGTATTAATGAAGGTGCTTCGTTAACTAAGTCTGGCGATCAATCTGAGCAAGAATTAAATTCAGTATGGCCAGAAGGTTTTAAAATGGATTGGAAATTAGTTCCGGTCGAAGAGCAAGTACCGATTATTAATTGGCGTCAATCTATTATCGATGATGGTTCTGACTTAATGAACTCTGCTGGTATGTATGGTAATGGTAATGCTGTTGGATCTGCATTAACAGGTACGACTAATAATCTCTTCTATAAAACTGCTATCGAATTAGAAGGCACATCATTAAAACAATTTAAAGCTGTTGTCGATAAAGCTAAACAATCTATTAAAGGATATGAAGATCAAGCTAAAAATATTGCCAAGTCTAAAGACACGTATATGAAGATGAAAAAAGATATTGAAGGCGCACAACTCCATAAAGATTTTACGGGTCCAGTTATCGCTGCGATTATGTGTGTTACTAATTCATCGGATTCTAATGGTATTATTAATAGTCTTAAAAGCTTGACTAAAGAGCTTAAGGATAATTCTTTAATAGATAATCCATTATTAGTTGCTCTTGCTTATTTTTCAGAAAAAGCTAATATAATTGGCGACAAACCGACTAAAGATTCTTCTGAAAAGAAGAAAGAACATGAGGATCTTAAAACTCGTTTAGATTATGTATATAAACTTGTTTCTAACTCTGGTGGCAATAATGGTGGCGGCGAGTCTAAGCAATATTTTAATCTCGATATTAAGAATCAAGGCGCTTGGACATTTACTCAATTCTGGGAACCATATTCTGTTAACGATTCTAAAAATCGTAAAGATCCGGTGTCTCCATCTGATAAGTTAAATAAACTTATCGAACTTTGTATCGTATTCAAAGAAATTTCTAAAAGTTTCTACGAATCAGAATTTGATAATGACCAATGGGGATTCTTCTGGAAAGCCGAATATATTCCTGAAATGAAATTAACAGGATTCCCAGGAGAGCAGCGTGATGGACATACGCATCAAGGTATGGACGTCGTATTCCAACCAGATTCTCCTAAGCCTGAAATTCTTTCAATATGTGATGGTACTGTAGCTGATACTGGTTGGGGATTAAATGCCGTAATGGTTAATGCTGCTAACGGTACGAATAAAACGATTATATATATGCATATGTCTCAATTATTTGTTAAACCGGGCGATACCGTTAAACGTGGTCAACCTATCGGAATCATTGGCGGCTATGGTATTAAAGATGGTGTAGAGACGAACAATGCTTACGATGAACATCTTCATATCGAAGTCTGGTCAGAATTAAATCGCGGAGGATCCTATGGGTCGATCGGCGATTTGTATCCAGGCATTTTCCAAGACTATTGTACGACTCGTATAAAACTTGGAAAAGGCGTAGAATTAAGATATTCTGATTTTACAAATAAAACTTATTAATGCTTGCATATACAATTATTTTGTAATATAATAATATGTGTAAGGTAAGTATATAAAACGTGCCTCGTATGATCTACACTACGAGGCACAATTTTTAACATGGTCAATGTTACGCAAAAACACATCATATTTTGCTCCTTTCTGTAATAAAAAATGATTAACTAGCTTAAAGCGACACAATAATACCTCCCTGTAATATCCCTTATCCTTTGTTTGTCGCTGGCTCATAGAACACAAATAACATAAACATATCAAAGATTTAAATACTGTATATTTTTCTCTCCTTTCTTAAAAATAAAGTATCATAAAAAATCTCTTCTATTAAAACACACACACTCACTCTATACAAATGAACGGAACGCGTAACATTGACCCTCCCCTATGGCGGGGTAGTCCAAATGGCAGAGACACGAGTCTCATAAGCTCGTCTAGTGCAAGTTCGACTCTTGCCCCCGCACCCAATATTGCAGAGTAAAACAGCATGGGAAACATATCCATGACTGAAATGGTTTGACTCCATTCTCTGCGACCACGGAGAAGTGGCCGAGAGGATTAAGGCTACAGTCTTGAAAACTGTCGTACAGAAATGTACCGTGAGTTCGAATCTCACCTTCTCCTCCATATATACGTACAGGTGGCCGAGTGGTTAAAGGCAGCAGACTGTAAATCTGCCGACATTGTCTACGTTGGTTCAAATCCAACCCTGTGCACCATTAACATGTTCTCGTAGTTTAATTAAAGCACTTCCCACTTTGGAAGAGATTTGCGTTAGAATCGCAACGAGAGCACTATGTTGAAAAGGTTGCAAATCAACATTAAAAACCTGTATCAATATTGCAGATGACTATATTTTAGAGATGTTTTAATAGAAACAATGCAATATTCGGATATATGTACCGGCGAAAACCAAGCTTAACGGACATATACGAGTATAATACAAAAATTTGAAGAGCATAAAATATCTTAGATGCCTAGCTGGTGGAAGGCCAGCTCCATGCGACATATGGAATTTAATACAGTTCTATATGTCGTTTCTTTTTATTGGAAGTAAAAAAATGAATAAAATTAAAATTATATTAATGATGATTATTTCATTATTTGTATTTACTGGATGTTCTTCTGATGATCATGGCAAAATAAAATTAGATTATTCTGCTGTTGAAAATAGTTCTAACGCAAATAAAATAAAAGTTGAAAAATCTGTTATAGACAGCTTAAACGGAGTTGCTCCTGATATTGTTTATCTTGATAGAATTGATTATAGTGAAAAAATTGATGTAAATGATAGAAATAATATATTTTTACAATTTCATCTAAAAGAAAATGTTAAACAAAATTATGATACTTATACAGAATTTTATAATATATTAATTCCAATATTAGATTATGCAAAACAAAATAATATTGATAGTGTAGTAATATTAATTCAAGATAGTGATAAACATTGGAAAATGTGGGCAATTACTTTTAAACTTGATCAATTAGATAAAATAAATAGAAATAATCTTATTAAAAGTATTAATGCTTATGGTAGTGTTAATGGAAAATTATATTCAGAATACAAATAAAAATTTAGCCCTATTAAATTAGGGCTATGCATACTCCCTTAGTTTAATGGTTAAAACGGGTCGCTTATAACGGCTTAATGTGGTTTCGACTACCGCAGGGAGTACCATTATACTAATTATTTTTCTCTTTGAATGTTAGCTAGCATATTACAATCACATCAAAAGAAAATAATTTAGTATCATAAATAATACATAAGCACAGTATTAGTTCTATTTTTTTTAATATGGAAAGGAAAAACTTGAGTTTAAAATCCGATTCATATATAAGATTCAATCAGAACAAGCTTATACATTATACATTATTTAAATACTGTGCTTACGTATTATTCTATTACTGAAAACTGGTATACTGCTTTTTTTAGTGGTTTCTTCATTTTCCCTTACTCCTTTGAGTAGTATATCAGTTTTGAGTAATAGAATTATGTAATCCTTGTCTTTATGACAAGGATATTTTTATGTGAAAGGATATTAAAATGATTAGAAAATTAAGGCGTGCAAATGCTTATATAATAAGAAAGTTTTGTTCTGATTATGCAATCGATCATGTGATTCCAAGATCATTCGGAGAAATTCCTGTTAAGATGCGATATAAATCTATGTATGTTAACAATATTAAATCATTGTCAGATATTATGTTTAAATATCCTGAACGATCTAAACGTATTGTCTTTACGACAGCTAATGGATATAAACCTCAATATGAATATAAGTTTCGACATGTTAATTATGAAAAAGCTGTTAAAATGATGATGTTTTTTAAACCTAAAACTCATATTAGATTTAATCTTAATATGTATGATAATCATATTCGTAAATATAAATATAATACTATTTTTAAGCGTCGATATAGAATGGAGTGGTGATTATGGAAGTATATGAAATTTTATTTATTGCTGGATTCTTATTACTTATTTTAGGTATGATTCCTATATTCTGTGGATTTATTAAAACTATTTTTGAAATGATTGTCGATATAAAAAATCATAATTATGATATGCTGCCTGAACTACTTTTAAGTTTTGGAGTTATTGTTATGTTAATAGCCGTGATTTTTATGGTTATAGATAAGGTAAAATAATGGATAAAAATATAAATAATATATTATTAAAAAAATTTATACATATATACATATTATTTTCGATTATTATATATTGTATTAATCTTATCATTGTTAATTTATTTATGTATTTTATCGTAGACGATACTATGTATCGAACTACACATTTTACGGTTAATGATTTTACATTACAAACATTTCCAGTTATTTCAATGTTAATAGCTGCGATATTGTTTTGCCTAATTAATATTAATATTAGTCAAGAAATTGACAATGAAAATAATATTATATACTATGAATTATCAATTGGTACATTATTTAAAGCAAAGTTAAAGAAATAATTATGTTTGTATATAAAACTGGTAATATATTAAAATCAAAAGCTGAATATATTTTTAATGCTGTTAACACTGTCGGCATAATGGGCAAAGGTTTAGCTCTTCAAATTAAACAAAAGTATCCAGATTGTTTAAAAGATTATGAAGAAGCTTGTCGTGATAAACGACTAAAACCTGGATCAGTATTAATTACATATTTAGTTAAAGAAAAAATTAATATTGTTCAGTTTCCGACGAAAGCACATTGGCGCGATCCTTCTAAATATGAATATATTGAAGAAGGATTAAAATCGTTCACAATATTCTTAAAGAATCATAATATTCAAAACGTAACGATTGCGATTCCTAAATTAGGATGTGGCAATGGTAAGCTTGAATGGAAACAAGTATTAACTTTAATTAAACAATATCTGTCTGAATTCGACGATATTGTATTTGAAATTTATGGTGAAGACGTTTAGTCAGAAAGGAGTCGTAATGGATCAATATATTATCTATTCAATTCTTAATTCTTTATTAGCTCTACTTCTAGTAGCTTCTGTATATAAGATTATTAAACACTGAGGTATTTGTTATGTCGAAAAATAAAACCATATTATATATATATTTTACTTTATTACTAGTGACAGGTGTTGGATCTAAAATCATATCGTTTTTAGATTTTTTATTTTATATTTTAATGATACCACTAGCAATATGTATGGTTTTATTTGTTTTGATTGTTACAGTTATTATTACATATATATCAGTATATAATTTATTGCATGTATTTGGAATTGAATTATTTGATAATATAAAGATACCAATAAAATTTATCTATGAACAAAAGAATAAAGATGATCATTAGAACTATTAAAAAACGATATCGTAAAAAGCATTTGAATGAAGTTTATTATTTACGATTCTCTAAAGAATTTTTGGAAGTAGACAAATGAATCTATTTAACTTAGTATTACTAATAGCTATTATTGTATTTTTATATGAGTATAATAAAAAATAAGCCCCTCAATCGAGGGGCTTTTCTTATTTAAAACTAATAAAGTATGTAGCATAACGACCTTCATCTTTGTTTAACATTAATAGTTTTTGACCTGCTTTCGAGAACTTGCGTCCATCGACAGCATATCGATCACTACCACAAAGCGAAGGATTTACAATCATTTCGACACCTTTGAGATCAGCTTCTCTAGAATGATGGAAATGACCCATAACAATATAATTTGGTATTTGTTTAGTAAACAATGCTAAATTATCGATAGCTCTGTTATAATTATCTTTATGTCCATGAACACCGATAATTATTTGTTCACAAACTTTAGCTACGATAATTTCATCGTCGACAATATTTTTATTAAAATGAATTCGTTCATTTTCTTTAAGACGTTCTTTTAAGAACCAAGGAATAATATCGTTAAACGATTCGCCATTCATTGCTTCTTCTTTAGAAGGAGTGACGCGATCATGATTACCGCGACAGAAATATAATTCTAAGTTGAATTCTTGACTTAGACTATTGAATAGATGACTAAGTGCTTCACTAACGCCAATCGTTTGTTCGATAAGATTTTCTTGAGATTCGATTCGTGTTTGTACATGAATTCCACCATTAATCATATCGCCTAATGTCATGATATGAATCGTTTTAATATTATTTAATTTACAATATTCTCGTGTCTTATTCATAAGATATTCGACACGCTCATGGAATATTTCGTCGTTAAATTTATTAAAGTAGTTATCACTGACTTGACCTTTATGCCAATCACTAATAAGAAGAACGGCTTCACTTTCGCCAGTGGCTAATTCTTTAAATTCATATTTAAGTGGTTCAAGTTTACTAATTGATTCTGCTATTAATTCTTTTAATAGAAATTGATTAGATACTTCTTTTAACGTACGATTTAATTCTTGACGATGTTTGCTATTAACATTTTTAGCATGAGCATTTAATAATAAATCTCGTGCTGTATCAGTTATACGTTCTTGTGTCATTATTGGAGTTACTGATTTTCTAAAGTCATTAAAGTAGCTCCCTATCGTAGTTGTATCTAAAGCAATGTCGAAAAACATTTCTGCCATAGTAGAAATACGTTTATATGTTAATTTAGTATTATTTTGTCGTTCTTCATACATGCGGTATAACCAGCTAATAAGATCTTCGCCATCTTGTGCTAGATATTTAGCTGTACTAGATTGTTTTGTTTCTTCAGCCATATATATCCTCCTGAAAATAAAATGAAACAAATTCTTCCTTTATTATATAATATTTGCATAACTAAGTAAACCAGTGTTTATAGGATTTTTTGAAAAATCTAATTATTTGAAATATATATTTTTACTTATAAATATTAGACTTTATGAAAATCCTAGATTATACTATAAATATATTATGATTATTTTGTATATCATAGTATACTATATGTAGTATGTATTACAGTAATATACTACTACATCTTCTTTTTAGTTGCGCAACGAAAGGAAAATTATTAACTATGGAAAAAGTATTATTTGGTGGAAACAATGATATCCAGGTGCCGATGGCAACTCGATTAATCGGAACATTCTCTACCGGAACTGACGAAATTATTCTTGATGGGAATAAACAAGAACGAATCGTACAATTTAATTATGAAGGTAAACAGGTATTAAAACAATATACATTAAAACATTTATATGCTCCGTATACTAAGATTATCGAAGTATCGGATAATGCATATTGGTATACTGGTAAAGAACCAAAACAAAATCCTTCGATTAAAGATATCGTACGTTTCGATGTATATGACAAAGGCTGGATCATACAAGATATTAGAGATGTCGAAGCCGATACCTATTCTATTATTAGTAGTTCTCAAGAATTAATAGTAGTTATTGAAGGTACAGAACTTTTGATCAAATAATATTTATATATATTTTATTAACAGTATTATTGTATTAAAAGGATTTTTAAATGATTGTAATTAAAAGAGACGGTCGCAAGGTTGATTTTGATAAATCTAAGATTATTGTTGCTATAAGTAAGGCACAACATTCTTTACTTAAAGATAATGAAAAAATAGCTAATGCTATTGCAGAAGAAATAACACAAGAAGCTCTTATGCTTCAAGAAATCGATATTAAACGTATCGAAAAAATGGTATTCGATCTTTTGGTTAAACACAAACAAAAAGACGTAGCTCGTGCTTATGAAGGTTATCGTGCTGTACGAGAATATAGAAGAATTACTAATACTTCTGATAAAGATATTTTAGAATTAATTGCTGGTAGCAATAAAGAAACTATCAATGAGAATTCTAATAAGGATGCTTATATTATTCCGACTCAACGTGATTTAATGGCTGGTGAAATTTCTAAAGATATTGCTAGAAGAAAATTGATCCCGATTGATATTATGGAAGCACATGATAAAGGAGTGCTGCATTTACATGATATCGATTATCAATTACAGCCAATGAATAATTGTGGTCTTCCAGATTTTAAAGATATGCTTTCTAATGGTACTGTTATCAATAAGAAAAAAATCGAATCTCCAAAATCTTTTCAAGTAGCATGTACAGTACTCAGCCAGCTGTTCGCCGTCGTAGCAAGTTCTCAATATGGTGGCCAAACAGCAAATCATATTGAAGAAATATTAGCTCCATATTTAAGAAAGTCTAAACAAAAATATGAGAAAATGTTTCAAAATGAAAAAAATAAAGAAGCGTTAGTTGATTTAATGGTCAAGAAAGAATTAAAAGACGGAATTCAGACGTTGCAATATCAGATAAACACATTGATGACTTGCAATGGCCAAAGTCCTTTTCTGACTTTATTTATGCACTTTTTACCAGGTTCAGAGTACGAGGAAGAATGTGCTATGATCACAGAAGAAATTCTTCGTCAAAGAATTGAAGGTATGAAAGGTCCGGACGGTGTTACGATTAGTCCAACATTCCCTAAACTAGTTTATGCATTAGATGAACATAATGCTAAACCAGGTAGTAAATATTATTATTTAACTAAACTAGCTGCAGAATGTACAGCTAAAAGAATGATGCCTGATTATGTATCGGCTAAAATTATGCGACAAGTAAAAGATAGCCAAGTATTTGGCCCAATGGGTTAACACATAACGGCCCATGTAAAACGATGTGAACTGTATCATAAAACAGGTGTCCCTTATGGGGCTAACGGTGAATCCTTAATGGCAATACCGTGCTAAGCGTATTATTACGACAGTGTAGAGACTATTGGTGATGAATGTAACCAAGTAGAGTAGAGACGTGCTACTCGATGCGCATCGCATTTATTATTTAAATAAATGAAGAGATAGTCCAGCTTAATTAATTAAGTTGTGTAGAAGTTTTCTATCAGTTTGGTATGATAAAGAAAATAATCCTATTATAGATGGACGCTTTAATAAAGGTGTTGTAACATTAAATCTCCCTCAATGTGCTATTGTTGCAGATGGAGATATTAACAAGTTTTGGAAATTATTAGATGAGCGTTTGGAATTATGTCATAAAGCTCTTAAGTTTAAAACGGAAAGACTACTCGGTGTAAAAGCTTCTGTTGCTCCAACATTATGGATGTATGGTGCTTATGCTAGAAAAGATGCTGATGATATTCTTGATGATTTAATGGTTGGTGGCTATTCTACATTAAGTTTAGGCTATATTGGTTTATATGAAACTATTAAATTATTAACAGGAGAATCTAATACTAAACATCAAAATTTAGCATTAAAAATTACTCGATATATGGCAGACAAATGTGAAGATTGGAATAATCAAGAAAATTATGGTTATTCTTTGTATAGCACTCCTGCCGAAAGTTTGTGCTATAGATTTGCTAAATTAGATAAAGAACAATTTGGCGAAATTAAAGATGTAACTGATAAAGGTTATTATACAAACTCTCATCATGTTGATGTAAGAGAACATATTAATATCTTTGATAAGATAGACTTTGAAGCACCATTCCAAGAAAATGCTACTGGCGGATTTATTGGTTATGGTGAAATTCCTAATATGACGAACAATATTGAAGCATTAGAAACTATTATTCAATACATTTATGATCATGCTATGTATTGGGAATTCAATACTAAACTTGATCATTGTATGAAATGTGGTTTTGATGGTGAAATTTTATCTGATGGTCATGGTGATTGGATTTGTCCTAAGTGTGGCAATCAAGATCATAATACGTTAAAAGTTATTCGTCGTACATGCGGGTTAATATAAAGGCTCGCATTAAATCATCTATATGCGGGAACGTCCTTAGAGAATTGACTACTAAGTTATTATAGTGATATAATAATGGCTGAAGTAATTACTCAGGTATAGTAAAAAGGTTAATTATTGGATAATCCGCAGGGAAGCTTCTTATTGTATAAGAATAACCCTCAACGACTACCATGGTGAAAATATTATTATGATAAAAGAAATTGAAAATTTTACAGGTTATTATATAGAAGATAATGGTACTGTTTGGTCTGATATTGTTTCAAGATCTAGAAATAAAATGAGAAGAGAAGAAAAAAATCAATTAACACCAAGACCATTACCTAATGGATACTTAAGAGTATATATGCGTAGAGACTCTGATTATAAAAGAGTCGATATGTATATTCATAGACTTGTAGCATTAGCTTTTATTCCGAATCCAGAAAATAAAAAATATGTTAATCATATAGACACAAATAGATCTAATAATCATGTTGATAATTTAGAATGGTGTACATCTAAAGAAAATAATCAACATTCTATGAATTTAGGTCATCTTCGTAGAGATGAATCTAATGGTAGATTTTATTCTGGATTAAATAATAATGTTTAAGGTATAGTCTACTCCGCTAAGAAATATCGGGAAACCGACGGTACAAAGGATTTAGGAGATAACTTCTGGAATGAAGGTCGTACTAAAGAAATTCAATCCAGAGTACTTCATATTTAATAAACTAATAGGCATAAAATAGTTCCTTTAGATTTTTGGAAAATATATTTACTATTCGCCTATTGATTTTAAATTAATAATATAATATAATAATTGTAAGGCATAAAAAAGTTCCTTTTATATAATATTGGATGAATGAAATTTACTTTTCGCCTTATAATAAAGATCTAGACATAAAGAAGTTCCTTTAAAAAAGGCTGATTACATTTTTGTTACTTCTCGTCTAGATAATGCTTGATAAGGCTACGTATATTTTGTACGTAGCCTTTTATTATTTTAAGAAAGGATAATGATCATGGACGCTAAATTAGAACTACAGAAATCCGTTCTATACTTGTTTAAATCTGTATTGCCTATTAAAACAAAAGCTAAATGTAATTATTTAGATTTATTATTAGAAGGCGTGTATGTTATGCCGGAAGCCAGACAATATCTTGATGAAAGATTAAAAGGCTTCTGTATTAGAGAATTTGGTAATAATGTAGTTCATTATAATAGAACGGCATTGTTCGAATCTTTTAAAGATGTTGATCGAGCAAATGTCGAACGATTATTAGTCGACCAGTTAGATCATTATCTTTCTGTATATACGCAAACAGAAGAAACGTCTAGTAGGCCTATTAATAGTTCTTTAGTATACGTTCCAGTTAAAAGTGAAACATATGAATGTGAACCTTTTATCTTTAATACAACAGTGATCTCTATTATTACTGAAGAAGAATTAATTAAGCGTGTTACAGATTTGCTTTCTTCTGGTATTGCGTTAAATTCAGCTACACAAGAAAGTTTAGTTAATATTTTTAAAGCTTATAAAGATAAGTTCGATATTAATACTATTAAAAATAAAGAATTCTTAATGCATATTTGTAAAGAATTAAATTTAGTTCCTAAGAAAGCTGAACAATTATTACGTTATTGTGCATATAGAATAACATCTAATCCAATGATTATTAATAGTGCTAGAGAACGTAAAAATTTATATTCTCGTATTTGTTTTTATACTACGACTATTAATAGAATATTAAAACAATATGTCGAAGAAAATGGTGTCGAACCTATTGCACAGCAATTTAATAGATATCGTAAGTTATGGATTATTTTAAAACATGCTGGTAAAGATGCTGCTACTATTATTAATAGAGCTAGAAAATTATCCAACAAGTTGAATCGTCCTCATAAACTTCAAGTATTAGATCGTATTAACGATAAAAATATCGATATCGAAGACGTTAAGAAAGAACTTGAAAAAGTTACGATATTTAAAAAGTTTTCTTTATTGAATGCTATTTATAATGCTAAGTCTAACGACAAGATGTATGTTATTCGTAATGGTCGTACATATTCTACGACTAAAGAACATACGTCAAAAGCATCGTTTAAAGTTAAGAATTTAATCTTTAATTCTATTAAGAAAGATATTGGTAAAAATATTAAAGGTAAGCGTTTCTATATTCCAGAAGGAATTATGTACGCCGTACCGACAAGTCAAAAGAATTTTATCGATAATATCCCGATGTATACTCGATATAAAATGGATAAGAATTCTATTGTCGGTATTCATTGGATAAATTCTGAAGACGGTTGTGTCGACTTAGATTTACATTATACATCTAAGAATATACATGTCGGTTGGAATAGTCGTTTTGATTCTAAAGAAAATATTCTTTATACTGGTGATTTAACTGATGCACCAGCTCCTAAAGGTGCTACCGAAGCTTTTTATATTAAAGATACTTTAAAAAATGACTTCGGTATGATTAGTGTTAATAATTATTCTGGAAATCCAGGGTTGTTCGAGTTATTTATTGGCGCTGATCCTGACAAAAAAATCTATGATCGCAACGGTATTATAAATGCTGAAAATTTAGCATTTAAATTCACTGGATTATCTATGAATGACGATAATGAAAAATGTTTTGGCATTATTGATTCACAAGAAGATTCTCGTGAATTTATTTTTGTCGATAGTTCATCTGGATTTGATCGAGTACCTGCATATAGCGATCTAAAAGAAATTATGCTTAACGCTATTAGATCGATGGCTAAGAATCGATTATATCTTAATGAATTAATCGAAAAACTTGGTGGCGAAGTTGTATTAGATAAAGAATCGGCTGACTATGATTTATCAATTAATAATCTTGTCAAAGATTCGTTTAATTTCTTGTTTAAGGCTGATGTTTAATCATCAGCCTTTTACTATATGGAGGCACTATTGGATACAAGAGAAGAATTAAATAAAACTGTATCTGAAATGAATCATATTATTAAAGACATAATCAAAGTTGCTAACACATCTAATCAAGAAGAAAAATCTAAGATTTCAATTTTACAACAATTGTTAAATAAAACTGAGAATTTAATAAATGTTGTCATAACTCCTCAAGAAGATTTAAATGTGATTCTTAATGAGCAGCGTCGATGGATTCTATTAGACATGGAAGATAGAATTCGTAGATCTGAACTAGAGATGTTAGATAGAATAAAGTATTTATTAGAACGTGAAAGGAATCATTAATGAGCTTTAATAATAAACGAGCAAAACTTATTGTTCTTGATGGTGGAGATGGTTGTGGTAAAAATACACAGACATTAAAACTTGTCGAACGATTACAAGCTGAAGGTAAAAAAGTTAAATATTTAACATTTCCTGATTACAACAAAGATACGTCTATATTTGTTAAAAAATATCTTAACGGTGATTTTGGTGATCGAGAATCTGTTAAACCTCAAGTCGCTTCATTATTCTTTGCATTAGATCGATATGCAACGATTCAAGAATGGAAATCTATTTTTGAAGATCCTGAAATGATTGTAGTTTGTGATCGTTATGTAACATCTAATATGTTATATCAAATGGTTCGTTATGAAAATAATGATCAACAGTTAGCATTTTTACGTTGGTTAGAAACAACTGAATATGATTTATTAGATTTACCAACACCAGATATTGTATTATTTTTAACATTACCATTATATGTTAGAAAAGATATGTTATTAAATCGTTTAGGCAAAACTGGTGGTAGTACTGGTGATATCCATGAAAGAGACATGGATTATTTGCGACAAATTGACGAAGCGCAATATAAATTAATCAATAAAATGAATATGGTTCAAATCGATTGTTCTAATGAAGATACAGTTAAATCAATCGATGAAATTCATGAATTAATTTATAATACATTACAAGAGAAAGGAATGATCTGAGTGCCAGAAAAAGTATATATCGTTATGGTCGATGGTCAAATCGAAGCACTATATTATAACGAAGCTAATGCTCGAGAAGATATCGAAGAGCGTATCAAAGAAGGATATGCTCCTGAAGACGTAGCTATTCGAACTTGTTATATTAATGATTTTAACGAGGAAGAATAACTATGATCGATAAAAATGATCCTTTATACAATCAAAAAATGTCGATAGCATTAGAACTAAATCGTTTAGAAAAAGAAGTATCTGGTTATGCGCCAGATGATGATTATTTAGATATTATGAATGATTTAGAAATTTCAATCGACAATCTTTATAAGAAGGTAAATATGATCGAAACCATTTATGCTTTATTAGCTTATTCTGATGATTTTGATTCTCCATTAATTGGTGTATATGAATCATTAGATAAAGCTGAAGAAAAGCGTCAAGAATATATCGATAACAATATTATTAGCGAAGATATGATCTTTGTCGAAGTTCAACATATTATTAAGTAGGTGCTATTATGAAAGTATTTTTGTCTCAACCAATGCGTGGTAAAACACATGAAGAAATTCTAAGCAGTATTCGTGAAGTCCAAGAATTTTTAACTAAATATCTTGACTCTACAAATATTGAAATTATCGAAAGTTATTCTCCTCGTAATAAAGATAAAGAACCATTAGTAGCACTTGGCGATTCTATTAAAGACTTAGCAAAAGCAGATTTAGCAGTATTCTTAAATGATTGGAATCAATATCGCGGTTGTATTATTGAACATCATACGGCTAAGATTTATGAAATTCCACACATCTCTATTAAAAGTGAAAATGGTTTATTGAAAGTAGTTGATAAATAATGAACTACGGTCAAATTCGTGAATACGATATTGCTAATGGTGTCGGCATTCGTGCTACGTTATTCGTAACTGGATGCTCTCACCATTGTCATAATTGTTTTAATCCAGAATATTGGAGCCATGAAGCTGGTCAACTATTTGATGATGTAGCAGCACATAGACTTGTTAATTATTTAAAACATCCACAAGTATCTGGTTTAACTATCCTTGGTGGAGAACCTTTTGAAAATGTCGATGGCCTTGTCGATTTTATTAAGACATATTTAAAAGGTCAAGAATGGTTTAAACATAAAGATATTTGGTGCTATTCTGGATATACGATCGATCAAATTATTAATGATCCTAATAAAAGAAAATTATTGGAACTTGTCGATGTACTAGTTGATGGTAAATTTGTCGATTCTTTAAAAGATCCGTCTTTAAAATTTAGAGGATCGTCTAATCAAAATATTTATAAAATTAAACATGTTGATAATCATTTAAGTGCAGATTTTTATTCTGAATTAATGTGAGGTATTGTATTATGGGACTTAGAACAGTATTAAAAAAAGCATGTGATCATGTTAACGATATGTATCATGATTATACATTAACTCCAAAAAAAGATTGGGAAATTCAAAAGCTTAGACGTCAACTTGAAGAGGAAAAGGCTAAGAATCGATTCCCTCATGTGTCTATTGCTAAAAAATCACGGTAATATTATAATATTGGTGTCCGGTATAATGAGTTGTACCGAAGAAATAGCGGTGAGCCCACGGGCACCAATTTTAATAACGAAAGGATATTCACTATGGACAATGCATTAGAAATTATTACGAAGAACTTCGAAGATATTATTCCGTCTTATAAAGGACACTGTACTAGAGTCATCGCTAGTAAAGATAATAAGACTTGGTACTTCGATATCTATCAAGATATGGTATTAGTATTCGATGGTATAAATGAACAAATCGAATTAAATACCGAAGATGAATTAAAAAATTATATTGCTGATTGCTAATATGAATACATATTTAACAACGTTATCGATTGCTATCTTTTTAACAGAATTAATCAATCGATTATTTTTTCATTTTGAAACCATCTATACAATTCTATATTGCTTTATCATAGTAACGTTATTTTATATAACGTTGTTAGTATATTTCAAATACAGGAAATAAAATGGAATCACATATTATTCCTGGCGAAATCCTAATTTTTTCTAAAAGGGCTGTTGTATTTGTAGAACATGTCGATGCCGAAAGGATCAAAGTTCAAGATATCAACAATAAACAAGAGAAAATAGTATTAGCCAAGGATTGCAAAAAGCAAGCTTAAAATCTTTAAGCTGCTTATTGGAGGTGAGCTGTCCCCCTATCGGGGGCCACTCACCTCTTTTTTTCTTTTTACTTTTCTGTTATAATTTATATATATAGTTATATTCTTGTATTTCTTTCTCGAGGATTAGTAAATGAAAAAATATGTGATTTATCTCCCAAACGAAATTATTAATTTTTGTGAAGATCCTGGCGATAGTATTGTATATTCAGTACTTGATCTAAATAAATCTGAACAAGAAATTGTCGATCAATTTTGTTCTGATTTAACATATGATCATTATAAAGCATATGCATTACTAGCTAAACATGGAATTATTTCTAAAGAATTCGCATGTTTGAAATTAGCAAATGTTGTTGGCGAGCTTAACAAAGATTTAAATGAGTTGATGGGTGAATAGTATGAGAAAATTTGAAGTAGTATCACGTTGTAAAGATATCGAAGTAAGACTTCCTAAACGTAAGACTAAAAAATCTGCAGGGTATGATTTTTTTGCTATCGAAGACGTCGATTTATATCCTAATAAATTATACGTATTGCCTACAGGTATTAAAGTACAAATGGAAGAAGACGAAGTATTATATCTTCATATTCGATCTTCAGCTGCCTTTAAACGCGGTGTGCGTATGATTAATAGTATCGGTGTCATCGATAGTGACTTCTATAATAACGAATCTAATGAAGGTGAAATTTCTTTAGGTTTATTATCTCATAATGACGATGTCGTTCATATTAAAAAAGGCGAATGTGTTGCTCAAGGCGTATTTCATAAATTTTTAATTACAGACGACGACGATGCTGACGGTGAAAGAACTGGCGGTATTGGTAGTACAGGTAAATAATATATTATGTTAAGACAGTATGAATGAATACTGTCTTTTCTGTTAAGGTGAATAATGATTACTAAATTAAAAAAAGTATGTAAACGATGTGTCGAAGATTATAAAGATCTTAATATGTATAAATTAAATATTATTTTATACTTTATGGATCGACTTCATCGTTTTAAATTAAGCGAACCATTTTTCGACGAGGAGTTTATCCTCGATAGTGAAATGGGCCCATATTTAGAATCTGTTAAAGATGCTTACGGTCAATATAATTTATATAATATCCCGACGTTTGGTGCGAATAATATCTTCGATGACGATGAAGTATTAACATTAAATGATCGAGATGAAATTGCTAATGATGACGATGATATTAAAGATACACACGAAATCGTTATTACTTCTTATTATGAACAGGACGGCATTTCTCATTGGAGTGAAGCCGATATGTCTTTAGACAATCAAACCGAAGAAGATATTTATGAATTTATGAAAGCTGCCTTTGAAGCTATCGATACGACTGGCTTGATTTATTTTTATGAAACATCTAAAGATCCTGAACGCAATGTCGATGTGTTTTTATCAGATAAATTAGCAGCATATTTAGATGTTAAGGCAAAAGGATTCCCTGAACCAGATAAATCTAAACCGTTGCCACAAGTCGAAGAAGAACATGAAGACGACGAAATCACGGAAGAGGAAATTCTTGAACGGCTTAATAGAGCTCGTAAACCTTTGTAATATATAAGGTTGAAGGAGGCTTATAATATATGTCTGAAAAAGAATTATCAAAAAAAGAAGCCGAACTCACAAAACTGCTAGATCAATATGTCGATCGTTATAATTCTTGGGGATATACCGAAGAAGGAAAAATGATTTACAATAAAGCCATGCATATGTTGGCAACAGATCATGCTATTTATGCACGTATGCCAATTATATGTAAAGGCGAAAATTGTATTTATAAAAACGATCCGTTACATAAAGCAGGTGTTGTTAAGGTAGGCGAACCGTGTATTTGTGAAACTACGTTAATAGCTTCCAAATTTGCACAGTATCAACAAGAATTTAATCTTGAATCTGCGTCATATACTGATAATGTATTAGTTCACGAATTAATTACGCTCGACCTACTTATTTCTAGAGCAATGCAATATATCAACAATCGCGATTACGAACCAGTTATCGATGTCGTCACGAATGTAACAGAAACAGGTCAAGAAATTACTCAACCTATGGTTTCTAAAGGTATCGAATTATATACGACACTTTCTAAGAAACGTGACGAAGTATTTAGTTTATTGGCTGCGACACGCAAAGATAAAATTCGTAATAATATCGACGATGTTGATCATGACGCATCGCTCCTTGCATCGCTTAATGATCCTGATTTCTTTATTACGCAAGATCAGATCGAAGCGGAGAAAGAGTCGAGGTTAAGTGAATAATGAATATGAATATGAGTGCACTTAGTGGAACAGTCGGCGAAATTGCTAAATCATTTCAAGCTGCTAAAGATGTAGCAATTAGCGGTTTAAAAGCAGTTCCCGAAATGCCTAACGGTGCAGTTAAAAGCTCTAGCTTTGCTCAAGAAGGGTTAGTAAAGCTTTTAAATCCTCAAGGTAAAATTGCTGAAACCATTAATCCTATGGGGACTATTAACAGGGCTGTAGAAGGCTATGCTTATGGTATGGGTACCGGCAATTCTTTACGATTTGCAGCTATGAATGATACGAGCAAAAAAGCTTTTATCGAAAAGTTTGGAGAAAGAAATTTCGTCGAAGAATTTGCTAATCATGATAAAGCCGGTGCTTTACAAAAAGAGCTTGATTCATTTTTTGATGAAGCTAAATACGATCATGTTCGTACAGGTATTGCTGCCGTAACATTAGGTTCGACAGCTTATCGTGTAGCATCTGGCGGCGGATTGTATCGAGATTCTGACGGCAACTTTAATATTATTGGTATCCCAGGTATTTAATAAATGGCTGCTCCAGTATCGAGAATAACTAGGGCTCTTGGTAAAGCTAAAGCAATGGTTGCTAAAGCTGATAGTCCTACACTAGAATTAAATAGAGTAGCTGAAAATTATAAAACAGCTCTTAAAGAAGCTGATATTGAAACTTCAGCTGTTACTAATAAAATTAAAGAAAAGCCAAAAAGTACTTTTGCTGAAGAACGTAAAGTTGCTCGAGCTAAAGATGCTGCTGAAAAAGCAGCTAAAGAATCTAAAGCTGTTAATCCTAGCGAAACAAATATCGCTAAACAAGCAGATAATACTCAGCAAGTAGCACAAAATCAAGTTCAAAAAAATCAAGCAGAAGTAGCCAAAGCTAATGAAGAAGCAACATCTCAAATTGATGAAACTGCTGGCTTTAATAGATATCGTCCATTTAATAGTACAATCGGCGCACTAAAAGATATGCGTCAGGATTTAGTAAGAGTAAAAGATCCTAATGCCTACGAAACATATAATCGTTATGGTTTTACAGCAAAAGGTGGTGCTTTAGCCGGTGGCTTATTTGTAGCTGGTGCCGTCGATAATACAATAACAGCCGGTATCGATCAAACATCGACAAATCATATGGCATCGTTAGGCACTCTTAATCCTGTCGTAAATCCAGTACCATCTTCTAGTACTGGTAATACACCAAATAATGCATTCGATAATATGGGTGCATCTGGCGATATTAATTTTGCTTTGAGAAAAAATAATACATTAACTCCGGGGACACTTTAATAGATGATTAATCCAATTAAGTATGCAGGATCCATGATTAAAGGTAAAGGGTCGACTGCGAGTAAAATGCTTTGGGAAAATAAAGGCAATGCCGTAGCTACTGGTATTTTTTCAACGATGACATATAATAGTGCTCTTGACGAAGGAAAATCTAAAGGCGAAGCATTTGGTGAAGCTGCATTTGACGCTGCACTAAACTTAGGCTTTGGTTTTGTTCCTGGTATGTTATTACAAGGAGCTTATTATGGCGGTCCGGCATTAGTAGGACTTGCTAATGATTTAGCTGCTCAAGGTCGTCAAGAAGCACAACAGTCATATCGACCATTTGCTTGGACTAATCCAGTAAATTCCCAACAGTATGCAACAATGAGACAGGCAGGAATGGCCATCGCTCAGCAATCTCAATATAGTTTACAAACAACTATGATGGGTAATGAAGGTAAAGCATTCCATAAATAATTATGAAATTAGAACAAGATTATTCTGTAAAAGAACTAATGGAAATGCCGTTAGATGACCTAGTTAAATTAGATTATGCTAAGTTATCTAAAGAAGGCAAGTTAGTTGTTATTAAACGAGATCCAGTTATGTGGGCAAAGTCGTTTGTTCAGATTTATAATATCGATTTAGACAAATATGCTCCATGGACACCACGTTGGTATCAAGCCGAAATGCTTCGTGACAGAAGTCTTCGTAAAGTATTCCGATGTGGTCGTCGTTGTGTGACTGGTAATCTTGAAATCCAAATGCCATCGACTGGTAAAATTAAAACAGTACAAGAATTATATGATTCTCAAGAAGAATTTGAAGTTCTTGCACTTGACGATAATTATCAAGTCGAAATTGCACAACATGCTAAAGTGTATGATAATGGTATTAAGCCAGTATATAGACTTATGACATCGTCTGGTAGAACTATCGACGCCACCGATAACCATCCATTCTTAACAGAATTAGGATGGGCAGAATTATCTAAATTATCTGTCGGTGAAAATATAGCTATACCAGTTAAATTAAATTATTTTGGTGATAACAGTATAGAAGAAACTGAATTAAAAATTCTGGCTCGCAAACTTAATAAAGATAAGTCTATTATTAAGGAAATACCTGAAGAAGTATTTACGTTAAATCGCGAAGCTTTATCTGTATTTATTTCAGAATTGATTCAAGATTCTTTTAACGAAAAAGAAGAGCGCCCTGTTAATATGCTTTATATTTCTAAAAGTAAAAAGCTTGTTAAACAGTTGGCACATCTTTTGTTAAGATATGGTATCGTAACAACATTCCGACAAGAAAACGACAAGTATTCTTTAGGATTCGTTAATAGTAAAACACATCGACGATTAAAGAAAAAATCACATACGTCAATGTTTGCTTTATATCATTCTTATAAATATCAACCAGTAAACGATAAACTTAATAAAGTATTCTTATCGTATTTACCAGTTAAAGAATTATCACCATCTAATTTTAAAAAAGTAAAATTCGATAAATTATCTGTCGAAGAATACTTAAAATCTAAAACTTTAAATAAAAACGAAGCTCGTGAATTTGCCGAGCTTTTAGGATTTGAAACAATTTCCGATATATTATATGGTGATATATATTGGGATAAAATCGTATCGATTGAATATTTAGGTGAACAACAAACATATGATGTTTCGGTACCACACTATCGTAACTTTGTAGCTAACGATATTATTTCACATAATACTGGTAAGACAGAAACGATGGTAGTCGAAGCACTATTTAATGTCTTTACTCGTAAAAACTTTATACATATGTTCGTAACACCATATCAATCACAAATTCGAATGATATTCGATAATATCCGTCAAAAAATTGATAGCTCTGCACTTATTAAACGAGAAGTAACGCGATCGACGACTAATCCTCATTTATTAGAATTTTCTAACGGTTCTAAAATAGTTGGTTTTACTTCTGGTGCCGGATCTGGTATGAGTGCTGCCTCTATTCGGGGATGGAGAGCGGACTGGATATCACTGGATTAATATTTGGTCCAGTATAAATTACTTGAATTGCTGGAACGCCCTTATGGGTAATCAGCAGCGAAATCTTATTTTTTTAATAAGAGACGTTCAACGACTATCCCGTCATGGGAGTACATCGTAAGCGATCGACGATGGAAGTAGGTAACATAGATGATATAGTCTGATCTCAATAGTAATATTGAGCAGTTATTAAATTAACGGTATTGATGTAGCGAATCAATATGAACATAAATGGAAATGGATTATCTCGGCGAAGGTGACTTTGATACAATTTATGCGTTATGTATGGAACGTGATACTATCGGTATGACGTGTTCTTCTACACCAACTGGTCGTAGATCGAAATTTTTCGATATATGTACCAAAAAGGAACTAGGGTCAAAAAGGCCTCATTATTAAGTAATTAATAATTGTAAATCTTTTGAACTGCTGGAACGCCCTTGCGGGTAATCAGCAGCGAAATCTTTAATTTTTTAAAGAAACGTTCAACGACTATCCTCGTGGTTAGGAGTAGGGTCAAGCGACTCGAAGCGGAAGATGTCCTTTTAATAGGATAAAGATATAGTCTGAGCTATGTAGTAATACATAGAAGGTTGTAAGTAGCGATTACAATCGTAACATAACTGTCCAAGAGCACTATCACCCGACACAACATAATCCTATGTGGTCGGATGCTATGGAAGAAGAATTTAGAAATACATACGATAAGAATGCATATGATCACGAAGTATTAGCAGAGTTCGGTGTCGAAGAAGCCGGCGTATTCGATAAAGATAAAGTCGAAGAAGCAACACAAATCGATAACTATGCTTATTTCGATCAAGATAAATATAAACCTGTTCGTTCTATGATGGACGATAGTAATGTGAAAGAAATACATATACTACCAGAAGGACGAACTACATACTATCCTAATGTATTTAGATGTATGGGCGTAGACTGGGATTTTAGGATCATTGGAGTTGATTGGAAAGTTTTTTGACAAATCTTTATTTTTGTTGTAATATAATAGTATAATAAATTAATATTTTATTTTTAAATAATAGGAATTATTATGCTATATAAAAATGAACAATATTTAAAAGAAGCTGTTAAAACAAAAACCAATAGTCAAATTGCAAAAGAGAATAATATTAGCGCAGATACAGTAACATATTGGCTGAGAAAATATAATATAAAAAAATATGAAGAAAAAGCTCCTTATATGGACAAAGCATATATGGCTGAATTATACAATAAGTATAGAAGTGGAAATAAAATTTCTAAACTATTAAATTGCAATGAAAAAACAATATATGCTTGGTTGGAAAAACACGGAATAGATACTTCAGAAACTGGTAGCCAAGGAGCTAGAAAACATTTTTATAATGAAAATTATTTTAAAAAAATAGACACTGAAAGAAAAGCTTATTTTTTAGGTTTTATACTTGCTGATGGATGTGTTTATTTTGGAACAAATAAAAACTCATATAGATTTCAAATGAATTTACAGGCACAAGATAGATATATATTAGAAGAACTTCAAAAAGATATTGAATCTGATTATAAAATTCAAGATAAACAATTTGGATGTGGTAAAAATGGTGATCCAATTTTAATTTCTTTATTAAAAATTAATTCATCTAAATTATGTGAAGATTTAATGAATCTTGGAGTTGTTCCTAGAAAATCTATGAGACAAGAAATGAAAAAAGATTTAATTCCTGATAAGTTGATTAAACATTTTATTCGTGGTTACTTTGATGGAAATGGATCTTGTTCTATAAGAAAAAATTCAATCTCTTTAGATTTTTTAGGTAGCAAAACAATATGTTTACAAATTGATGAGTATTTAAAATCAAATAAAATAAATAAAAATGTTCTATATGGAAACAAAAAAAATGAATTATATGGTTTAAGAATAAATAATACAGATAATAAAATTTTATTATATTATTATTTATATAAAGATGCTACTATTTACTTAAAGCGTAAAAAAGAAAAATTTGACAAATTTCTCCAATGTAAAAAAAGTCCTCTTATTAAGTAATTAATAAGTAATAAACTGGTTGAATTGCTGGAATATCCTTAATGGACAATCAGCAGCCAAGTCTCTAATAGAGAAAGGTTCAACGACTATCCTCATATGAGGAGTAGGATCAAGCGATCCGAAGTGGCCAGCGGACCTATAATAATAGGCCGAAGATATAGTCTAATCTATATAGCAATATATAGCAGTATAAAAACGTATTAAGATTAGCGATCTTGATAGAATACACATGAAGTCTCAGGCTCCGACATCTATTCTTATACTTGAATACGATCAAGTATTTAATAAATTTAGAGTTATTAATCGAACAGAAATCGAATCGTCTGAATTTACATTCGATAAAGCTGTTAAAAAGATAATTGATTTAAATGCTATTTATAACCCTAGCTATATTTATATAGACAGGGGAAGTGGCGAGTATCAGATGGAATCTTTAAAGATTTACGGTAAGCAGCATCCTGAAACCGGACTTGATAAAAAAGTTAAAGGTTGGATGTTTTCTGAAAAAATCGATGTACAAGATCCCGTTACTGGTACTTTAGAAAAGAAACATTTAAAACCATTCATGATTAATCAGTTATCGATATTAATAGAGCGCGGTAATCTTATATTAAGCCCGTGGGACGCACATATATATAAGCAATTAATCGATTATCGTGTCGAAAAAATTACGGCAGCGGGTGTTCCCGTTTATAACAGTGATAACGAGCACTTTGTCGATGCTTTAGGTTTAGCTTATTTAGCGTTCGTCGAACATTTTCCAGAACTTACTAAGCTAGTTAAAAAAGCATCGTACGAAGCCGTGTATTCATTTAATAATGGGCATTCATTACCATTATATGAAAAGCGAGATTTAGAAAATCCATGGTCTAATGAAAAGAAACAATATGAATCAGTAGACGAAGCATGGGAAAAAGTTCCACTTAACGATTCGTTTAATAGACGTACGTCTAGAAAATCTTTAGGCGGAATGTTTAAAAGGACATTATTTTAATGGCTGAAGATAAAAAGATATTATATAGACCATCGATAGAACCACAACGGCACTATGAAAGTAATGGTCAGTTTAAAAAGAAAATAACTTTGGTTCCGGATCCGATACCATATTATCCAGAACCTGAAGAGAAAAAATCTGAAACGGACGAATTGTTGGCAGATTTAAAGATGGTCTATGATCTTTTACCATTCATGCCAATACCAATTCGACCTATTATCGAAACTATGATCGTAACGATTACGACTGATACGATTATACGAATCGATCCTCCTGATCCTGAGACACCGTTGCCTCCAGAACCAGAGGATCCTAATAAATTTATTCCGGTGCCAACACCAGAACCAGATTTACCTGAACCTAAAGTTAATCCTGAACCGTTACCTAAAGACGATTCAGATTTAGATTTTCCTGACGTACCAATTGTCGATGTGCCTCAAGAAAAATCACAAGAATTAGATCGATTAGTGTATCGATGGACAAAGCGTAATTTAGTTCGTGTTAAAAAGCATTGGATTGAAAAACTTAAAGATTATCTTCAAGATTATCTTTCGAAAATGTTTAATGCCGTGCAACTATGTGGCGCCGAAGATATTACTATTCTATTATTAGCTTTCGATGCATTAGCCGTTAAGACTACGTCTGGTAAAAAATGTAAAGTAGCTCATGATAGTATCGTACGTAACGATCTATTAATAAGAGAAAAAGCAAAATTAATGGCTAAATTATATTCAGCCGATGAGCTTATTCGATTTATGAGAGCTATCGAAGCAGCGGCGCAAACTCGTCAAGAATATTATAACCATGATTTTTTATCATATTGCCCGACTATGTTAAGTCAATATGAAAACGATATGTTAAGAAGTTATCGTGGTAAATATGACGAAAAATATGTGAACGCCGTTTATCAGTATAATAAATTATTAGTATCTTCTGCAGAATTAACTAAAGAAGTATTTAATTTAACAGCTGAAAATGCTATGTCTAAAGGCGTGTTAATTAATAATGGCATTAATCCGTTTGAAAAAACACCGACACCTGATCCAATCTTCTATTTAAATACATTAGCTCCTGAAACTGGCAAGATTGGTGCTAACGGTTTATCTTCGACAGGTAATTATGGTAACCTTAAACCCGGTGCTGGATCTATGTCGAGTAGCGGTGGAGATGGTACTGTCGATGCTGTTAATCTTAAAGGTAATGATAAAGTTCAAAAAATATGGAACTTCTTTAAAGATATGGGCTACGACAATAATGCGATTGCCGGTATCATGGGTAATATTCAACAAGAATCTCAATTTAGTTTAGGCATTACCGAAGATGGTTCTGGTTCTATGACTCCTGGCGTTGGTTATGGTTTAGTTCAATGGACCGATGCAGAACGTCAAGGATTATTATCACGTATCGCTTCTCAACTTGGTAAACAACCTAGCGATCTCGAAGCACAATTAGCAACGATTAAATATGAGATTATGAATACACATACTGGTGCCAAACCAGAACACATGAATGGTAAAAGTATTGAACAAGCAGTAAGTTGCTTTACTGGTAACTTCGAATACCAAGACGGTAACGGTCGTGAAAATATTCCGGTAGTAGCTCATAGTACTCGTGTCGGATATGCTCAAAATATTTATAATAATTTTGCAAAGTAATATTAGTATGGTATAATAAATTCATATTAATATATTTTGTACAAGGAAAATAAATGGGTCTAACTAATTTTTTCGAAAAAGTAACGACAAAAAAGCTAGATACTAATAAGAAAGTAACCGGAGATTTTCAGTCGGCATTAAAAGCTAAGCCAGTAACACTTGGTGAATATCGAAATGCTAATGCGCAAAATCCCGGCGCACGTTCTTATGATTTAGCTCAAATAAAGAATGCTGTCTTAACAGATTCTTATTTAGCTGTAGCCGTTAGAAAATTTTCTCAACTTATTACTAAGGCTGGGTATCAAATTAAATCTAAAAACGAAAATGCAGCTAATTATGTTAATGACAGAATTAAGGTTATTGAATTTAGAACTAAGATTCCGTTCTATACGTTAATAACTTCTATCGCTAGGGACTTGTATACTTACTCAAATTCGTATATAATAAAAACTAGAGATAATAATACTGAGAAATTTGGTCTTAAAGCTGAAAAGATTTTCAGTGGTGGAGCAATTTCAGGATTGTTTTTAGCCGATCCTGCATCCGTAACGATTCGTCGTAATGATGCCGGGGCTATCGATGCATATGTAATTAATCAAGAGGAATATTCTCCAAACGACGTAATTCATTTATACATCGACAAAATGAATAATGCGGACTATGGTACATCCCGAATTTATTCGGCATTAGAAGATGTAACTATGCTCCGAAAAGCTGAAGGGCTGGTAATGACGATATTATATCGCTTTGCCATCCCTGTTTTGCATATAAAAGTAGGCAATACGGCTGAAGGTCAATATGCTACGCAAAAAGAAATTAACGATGCTCGTGATGCATTTCAAGAAATGCCAAACGACGGGTTTATCGTTACGAATGAACGCACAGCAATCGAAGCGATTACACCAAATATGCAAGCTAATCAGCTATTAAAATTTTTAGAGTATTTAGAACTTCGAGTATTCTCTGCATTAAACGCATCTAAATCTTCTATGGGTCGTGGCGGTGGTCAGTCTTCTGCTGATAACACTGAAGCATTAATGCATGATGAAGTAAGAGCATTCCAAAATGTGATTACTAATTTTATTGAAAAATATCTATTTACAGAATTACTATTAGAAGGTGGATTTAATCCTTTATTAAATAAAGATGATTATGTCGCATTCGAATTTAACGAAGTATCAATCGATACTAAAATTAAAATCGAATCTAATACAATTCAAAAATACCAAGGGAATGTTATTACTCTCGAAGAAGCTCGTCGTGAACTTGGCTTTAGTAACGAAGTATCTGAAGAAGATATGTATGCCTTTACGATTACGCAAAAATGTAAGCTTGATCTTGTCGATGCCCAAGCTAATGCTGCTATTAAAACAGCTAAAGCTACGGCTACATTAAATGTACAACAAACTCAGTCGTCTTCTAATGATGATGGCTTAGATAATCGTAAATTTAATGGCAAACAAGCATCGTCTGGTCCTAACGATTACTTCTCTAACGATGCTAATCCGACAAATCAAAATACAGATAAATATAGTATTAAAGCTAAAGAATCTTTAAATACTCAACAAAATCTAGACGATTATTCAAAAAACTTTAGTGAAGTTGATAAACTCTATAAAGACCTCAGTAATATACTCACAGATGGTGGCACTATTGAAGACGATAAGTTTAGAGAAGCTCTTCATGAGTATGCTTTAGACTTTGCTAAACAAGGTGTCGACCATTCTAAAGCGAACAACAAAACTAATAAAGACAAGATCACTCCGAACATCGATGTGATTGACGATTATTCGTCAAAAAAATAAGTAAGATAATGCAGGACATTCAATCTGCGGTCAAAAATAATAAAGATAAAATATACATCGATAGCATTCTAAGTAAAAATGAATATCGCCTTCGTTTTTTATGCGATTATATCTCTCGTAAAGCATATTGGTACGGTTACGTACAACAATGTAAACAAGACGGTATAAAAGCAATCGATATTCAATTTAACGACAGTGAACATCAAAATGGCCGCATGACCCATTTTAACATTGATAGAATTACTATCGAAGATATTCCAGCTTATAGCCCGTACTGTACGTGCGGCATAAAACCAATCATGAAAGGATAAATAATGGACTTCCGTGAATATATTGGTTTTTCTCCTACAAGTGAAAACATCACGATAAAAGAGTCTGTTATTAGACCTATCGATCAACTGAGTTCTTCTGATGGTTCCGATAATGAACTTATTGTCGAAATCGAAGCTGTTCATGCGTATCCTTACGTAACTAAAAACAGTACTCGGTATTCATATCAAGGTCTAGAAGATTCCTTATCTGAGTGGACACATCCTTATAATATTCCAATCATTATGCATCATAATGATCAAGACGGCCAAATCATCGGTCGTGCGATCGATGCAAGACTTGGTGATAGCGAACGACTCGTCGGTTCTAAAGCTTTATTTATTACGGCTAAAATTCTTGACGAAAAAGCTCAAAAAGATATCAAGTCTGGACTATTATCGACTGTAAGCATTGGTATGACTGGACACGACGTTCGTTGTTCTATTTGTGGACAAGATCTTAACGAAGGTCCGTGTGAACATGTCAGAGGAGAGAGTTATGACGGACAGACATGTTGTTGGGATTTCTTTTCGATGAGCCCAATCGAATTGTCTTATGTTATAGTTCCTTCTGATAAATATGCAAAGAATATTAAAGTATATGATGATGGGGAGTACGAACAACAAAGTAGTACTCCTTCTAATTTAAGTATTCCGCAACAAGGAGAAACCGGTACGAATATTCGTGCTAACGAATCTATGGATAAAGAAAAATTAAAAGTTCAAGAACCTGAAACTGAAGTTAAAACTGAAGTCGAAGGCAAAGAAACTGCTACAGAAGTTGAAGTTCCTGAAACTAAAACTTCTGAAGTCGAAGAAACTCCAGAGATTAAAGGTGAAGAAAAAACAGAAATCGAAGAATTAAAAGGTCAAATTGCTGAACTTATTAAATCTAACGAAGCACTTTCTGCAAAAGTTTCTAACCTTGCTGATGATTTACTAGCTTATAAATCTGAAGCTCGTAAAGAAACTGCTTCCCTTATCGAAGGTAAAGAAAAATTAGAAGAAGCTCTTAAATCTGTTCAAGAAGTTAAAGCAGGCTTCGATACATTTAAAACTGAAAGCGAAGAAAAAGTTAAGTCTGAAATTGCTTCTGTTAAAGAATCTTTCGAAGATAAAATTAAAACATTAGATTTGACTAACTCTACTGTTAACGATCCTAATGCTAAAAATAATAAATCTACTGAAGTTCAAGTAAAAGAAGCTGCTCAACAACTTAAATCTATTACTGACGTATTTAACGCTTTCTATAAATAATAGGAGATAAATTTTAAATGGCAAATTACAATCCTGGTAAAGGTGCTAATTATTTCACTGGCGGTGCTGATGGCAAAGTATTCAAAGGCATGGGCTTCAAACAGTTCAACAACGATGACCGCCGTGTAACTCGTACACAAGTACGTTTGAATACAACTAACCATGACACTTCCAATATTGCTTATTGGTTGGATGATCGTCTTCCTGTAGCATTCCGCTACAACTATGCAGAAATGTATAACCAAGTCGTAATTCCAAAAGGTCGTATCGTAGCTGTTGACCGCGATGTTAAAGCTGCTAAAGAAAATCCTGAAAAATTCTTAAACGTATTGACACTTGCTAATGGTGGCTGCCCTGTACGTTTACGTACAGCTGCCGATGTTTATGGTGCTGCTGGTATCGTATCTGGTAAAGCTTCTGGTAAACCTATGATGAATGCTGATGTTGATTGGACTCCAGTCGATGCAGCTGCTTATACTGCCGATCATTATAAACCATTTGCTAATGGCGGTGCTAAAGCTATCGCTACTGCTGCTGGTCTTGATAAAGACAAAACTTCTGGTCTTTTGACTAAAGGCGGCAAAAAACTTATGGACCATCGTAACGGTAACGTTCCTGTAGGTATTTTGATGCGTAACGAATATACTCGTGACGAAAATGCTTGGAATGGTATGACTCCTGGTGCTATTAAAACTGACGTAATGGTAGAATTGCCTCACTTCTTGTTCAAAGATGAAGCAGAGCAAAACCCTTGGGGTAGTGCTTATGGTACATTCTTGCCTGGCGATTTTGTAAAATCTGACGAAAATGGTCGTATCGTAAAATCCCCATTATCTGACGAGGCTGCTTTGGCAACTATGCAAGCTCCTGAAATCGAATTCGAACGTCAACAAATCATTGGTCAAGTACATGAAGTAAATCCTAACTTGGTTCCAGAAGGTTCCACTAAATGGATGAAATGGGCTATCGAAGATCAAGAACAATTGGCTCAATATGCTGAAGATGGTTATGGTCGTACATACCGTCGTGGCGAAGACTTAGTCGATGATTCCGCTTACTTCCGTGGTATCGAAAATTATGAATTCAATTCCTTGTATTCTGATCACGACTTGAACATGACTGCTTCCAATAATAAATTGGACGTATACGATTCCCGTTTGGGCGCTCGTTATGAATACATCGGTATTCCTGGTTTAACAGATGGTCGTAACGTAGCTACTACTGCTATTAAAGACGTTAAAGTTGGCGTAATGCATCCAGCTGCTCCTACTCAAGAATATCTTGATTTTAACTATCAAATTCCAGAACGTTTCATCGAACAAGGTTCTGTACAAATTTCTATTAATAACTCTGCTTATACTCCAGTAGTAAAAGGTGCTGTTATTGCTAATGCATTTGAAGTAGTATACTTCAACGAAGTTAATGGTTTGATCCGCTTGCGTGTTATCGACCGTACACAAGCTGATGCAATTATTAAAGCTGCTCCTAAAGAAGAAGCGGAAGTAAAAGTATCTTATTCCCGTCAAGGTCTTGCTGGCGTGCCTACATTCATGGATTGGGCAGGCTGTGTAGGTTCTGTTAAAGTATTGTTACAAAAATAATAGGAGCTTTAAAATATAATGAAAATCGAAATGAAAGAATTTGTTAATTCTCTTAAAGAACAACGCGCTGAAGTGACTAAAGCCGGTCAAGAAGCTGGTTGGTCCCCTGAAAAAATGCAAGAATCTTTGAGAAAATATGATATTCTCGAAGACGTTGTTGCTCGTATGAACAAACAACCTAGCAATAAATCTTTCAGCATCAAAGAAACAATTATGACAACTGACGTTGTCGATTTGGTTCCTCGTATCATCGAAACTCGTATGATCGAAGCTGAAGACACTCAATCTGTTATCTCTCCGTTCTTCACAAAAATTCAATCCGACAAAACTAGCGGTACCGTAGTCGTACCTATTATCGGTGAATTGCAAGCACACGAAGTTTCCGAAGCTGGTGCTTACAACGATGAAGCAGTAGAAATCAATACTCTTCAATACAACTCCATCGAAATTCGTCCTAAGAAAATCGGTCTTAAAGTTACGTTGTCTGAAGAAGTTATTATGGATTCCTACTGGGATATCATGGAAGCTAACTTGTCCCGTATCGGCGGTGCAATGGCTCGTTACAAAGACGAATGGTGTGCTCGTGAGTTCTCTGAACATGGTCACGTAGTATTCGATAACTCTTTGGGCGCTCAAAATCCTGACGCTATGACAAGTGGTCTTGGTGAAGATTCTCTTCCTAACGGTACTCTTTCCGTTGAAGACTTCATGTCTATGTGCTTGGCATTGATGGCAAATGATAAGACACCAACAGACGTTATCATGCATCCACTTTGCTGGTTGGTATTTGCTCGTAATGCAATGGTAGGTCAAGGTTTGACTTTCGGTGCTTTGGGTGCTATGAATGTTAACCCATTCGGCACAACTCAAGGTACTCCTGGTTTCGCTGGCTTGTCTAATAACATGGGCCCTCAAAAATTCATCTTGAACGAATCTCAAGCAATGTTCAACTTGCCTATGCCTGTTAACATCATCTTGAGCCCTCGTGTTAAATTTGACAAACAAAACAAAACATTTGATATGTACGCTATCGATCGCAACAACATTGGTGCTATCGTACAACGTGAAGATTTGTCTATTGAAAAATGGACTAACCCAGAAACTGATGTACGTATCATCAAAGCAAAAGAACGCTATGGCGTTGGTATCATGGATAATGGTAAAGGTATCGCAGTGGCTAAAAACATTTCCGCTATGCCTTCCTTCCCTCGTCCAACTGCAATTCGTATTCAAGAATAATATTCTTAACGATTTGTTAATTGAATGAGTAATTAAGGGGAGCTTTCGGGCTCCCCTTTTTTTAATATACAAGAGGTATTTTAATGACTAAATTAAAAGAACCGATCGCTATCGTAAAATTAGGTCATGGCGAAATTGGTTATTTTGACAAATTGACTCGTCTACGTTTAACACGTAAAGCACCATATGGTCGAATTTATGACGATATGGATCTTAAAAATATTCGTCGTTCTGTTAAAGTAGGCCGTTTGATTTTAGTTAACGGCATGCTTCCTGCAGAAAATGCTAATTACTCTAAAGCGACTAAACGTTTTATTCCGTCTTCAAATTATGATATGGTAGCATCTGGTTTAATTCGTCCTGAAGACGTTGCTGAAAAAACAGTTGCTCGTTCTAAAGAATTAGAATTTGATTTAGACGCTGCATTAGCTGAAGCTAAAGAAAACTTAGAAAAAGTTAACAAGGAGAACACAAATGGTCTGCAAGAAAAAGGGCAAGAAGGGTTGCAAATAGCACCTGAAACTAAAATTGAAGAAGTAAAACCTGAAGAAACACCTAAAGCTGAAGTAGTTCCTGAAGAAACAGAGGCGAAGGACGTTGCAGAAGAAACTGTGGAAGAAGAATCTACAGAAGAAGTGGAAGATGAAGCCACAACTGAAGATAAACCTAAAAAAACTCGTGGTCGTAAAAAAGCTAGCAAATAAGAAGGAAGATTATGTTTAAAGAATTTGCTTTGGTCGACATGGCCGTAAATCCTATTGAAAAGCAAATTAAACTTTTCTTTACTAGTAATGTTGATCCCGATACAGTCGACAGCGATACAATCGCAATGGTTCATGCAGAATCTCAAAAGATTTATCGATTAAAATATCGTACGTCTAAGAAGACTGTTGTTATTACAGTATTAGACGATGTAGAACCTAATGAAGAATATCGTCTCGATATTAATAAAACTATTAAAGATATTGTTGGCACTCCATTACAATCTAGTTTAATTCGCCACGTATATTTCAATAGTAACATATATTCTAATGTCCGCATTATTAGTCCGGCAAATCATGAGCTTATCGATGGATCTTTTATATGTGAATGGCAAGAAATCTTACGAGATAAAAGACGTAAACCTGTATTAGAATATCGATTGCAAATTTCTGAAAATAAAAACTTTGATCCTTGTGAAATCGATACTGTAATATTAAATAAACAACGTATCAGTTTCCCTCAATTAAAAGATGCTAAACAATATTATATTCGTATTCGTGTCGAAAAAGATGGCGAATTCGGAGCATGGTCTGATATAGCTACTTTTACTTACGATGGAAAAGATCGTGTTCTTGATCGTTTAGAAAAATCAGAAAAAGATCCTCATAAAATAAATCCAGTATCTATTTGGGCTCCGTATAATTACAAACGGAACATGCACAATAATAAAGTCAACTTGGATACGAATCCGACTCCGTCTGGTACAATGTCTGCCGATGAAGTTAATAATGCTACTGGATTAGGATTATCTCCTGAAGTAACGGCTAGTAATAATACAGCTACGTCATTATCTGAAGCAGCCATTGAACGAATTATGAAAGATGGCAATGGTAATTCTGCGACAACTATTAAATTAGCTGACGGTACTATTATTACTAGAGCTAATGACAGTGGAACGCCAGGTGTCGTAGTCGATGAAACTCCGGCCGGTACTAATATTGCCCCGGTTATTATTAGTGCACTCGAAGTAACAAGACGCCCACAACAAGGTACTAACGATGCTTTCGTGTTTGAATTTAATGCTGAAATTAAAGATGAAGGTATTTTACAAAATATCGAAATCATCAGAAAGGATTTCTAATGGCAGAACCTTTTGAGTATACGATATTTGGTAATCGTTTAGAACTAAGACCAGTCGGCGGTGTTAAACCTGATTCTTTATATGAAATCAGAATTAAAAAACTTGAATCTGTCGACGGTAAAAAAGTATTAAAGTATAAAGTCTATACGGTAGCATCAGAACAAATTAGTAATTTTTATACGCTCGGCGATGTGAATTATCTAATCGATGTATTTGATGCTAGTGATACAGAAGTATTATACGCATTAAAAGAAGCAAGTCGGTTTGCTCAGTTTCTATTGGATCAAATTCCAGGTTATGAAAATAGAGCCGATTTGCCATATCTTTTACAACAGTTCTGTAAATTAAGAGCAACATTAAGTCTTGTAAGCAAGCATGCTGTTACGACTTCTACGTCTGGTAAGATATCTGGTCATATCGGCAATATTAGTTTTGGCTCGACAGAATCTGGTGGATCTAGTTCATCTAGTTCTAGTGGCAGTGGCGCGCCTTCCTTATCAGATCTTATCAAAATGATTAAAGCTGAAATGGAAATTTTTGAAAAACTAATTGTCGATCCTACATATCTTACTATGGGGAGAGCTGAACCAAGAACAGGTAAACGTTCTTATACAGAAAAACAAAAATTACATACATATCCTACGACATTGTTTGATGATTTATCACGTTCATTAAAATCCTTGAGGAAAACTTAATGAAAAATTTAGATGAACGAATTAATGGATTAATACAATTAATGGAAGTTCCGGTATGGCTTGTACAACCATATCGAAATATCGATTGTACTTGTAAGGATCCGACGGCTAAAGAAGGCGATCCTTTATGTCCGAACTGTTTAGGATTTGGACAGAAAATTTCAATACGTGAAGCACGTGCTCATATTCAGCCGTTGTTTTCTACAGACAATGCTGATAATAAATTATTCTTAATGCGCGGTTACGATATATATATTCGTAATGAATTTCCAGTTTTTCCTGGAGATATAATCGTATTTAAAGATAAGATTATTAATGTCACATACGTAATGGATTGGTATTCTAATACTATGGATTGCGTATATTATGAAGCTAATGGTGTTGACTATAAACGAAACCCAGAAGCTTTTATGAACAACTTTAAAGCATTGATCGGAGGTTAATATGACATCCGATGATAAACATACAAGTCTATTAATTATAGGCAATTCTGAATCGACAAATAAGACATGTAAAATTGAAAAATTTAATACATTGTTCGATGTCGAGAAAGAATATGGAAAAGATTCAGATTTGTATCAGGCATACAAATTAGCTAAAAACTATTCGGCTCCCGACGTGTATTTAGTTAATATGCGAACGATATCTGATTTTCTTAATATTGCTAATCAATTAATAGACTATGATTTTGCATATATTTGTCCGACTAAAATAATGTTTTCCGATCGATATACTGATCGTTATAATAAAGATTTAACAGATTACTATTTAAATGTATTATCTAGTAATTGTTATAAGAATCGCAGTATGATTATCGTTACTGATAAACATAGTTCTTTATTTGAAGACATCGATGAGTTTAATAATTACTATGATGCTATCGTACAAAAGTTTACTTCTGTGCATAATAAGAATAAGTTTTTAGATAATATAATTTTAGTAGGCAATAATTTAAAATATATTCAGTATAGTAATATAGTTGTAGCGGCAAAATTAGCCGCCACGCCTATCAACGAGTACCCACTTTTATCAAATGAGGACACCGACTTTATATTAGATTATAAAGACATGCTTCCTAATGTCGTCTATTACAGAAATAGTTCATTAGTCGGTACAACAGTTGAAAATTTAGTTAACCTATCTAGCGAGAATCCTAATAAATCTGTTATGGTAATGCGTATTATTTATTACTTAGTCAGAGAAATGGACTTCGATGAATATATAGGAAAAAATTATCGGAAGTTCTATCTGTTAAAGATAAGAGACCGATTAGAATCCTTATTAAAACAAAATGTAGGATTTGTTCTATACGACTATCATATTGATAGCGTTGAAGAACAATTAAGAGAAAATGGATTAGGGGTCGACATTATACTTAGGTATACGTTGTATCCTTTATTCACGACAGAGTCATATACTGCGGAACAGAGGTTATAATGACAGACGAACTTACTCATGACGAACGATTTATAATCGATCAGATAAAAGCAAAAAAAGATAGCCTGTCAGTAGTCAATGCTCCCGGTAGGCTAATGAATAATCGACGCAGAGTCGATCGATTAAGGGCTGAACAGTCCATTAGTTTTGATGAATTTATCGAGTTGCTCGTTAAATTAGTTGAAAAAGCGTTATATGAAGATCAAGTTAAAATGAGTCCAGACGAAGGGGCTACGATTAACGATCGCGACAGACCAATTAATAATCCGTATATTTTCTTTAAGATTATCTCGGGCAAAACTATTAATAGTATTAAACCGAGATTAATGGAGAATACTATTAGACGTGCTCCAGGTCATCCTGAATATCGTCCAGATAACAAATATCCTGTTAAAGAAAATATTGAAGAAGAAGGCGTTGAAGTATATCGTCATGCATTCGAATATGTACTTCAATTCGATATCTTCGCTAGCAGTTATGCAACGGCTAATAAAGTCTTAAAAGATTTTGAAGAACTTATGTATGACTATACGGGTTATGTTAAAAGTCGTGGCGTAAATGAACTTTTATATGATCAACGCTTAACAGACGAATCTAATGTTCAATATCGAGAAAAATATTCAGTTAGAAGTGTTCGCTACATTTTAAGAATAGACAAGATATTTGTTGTTACTCGCAAACTTATCGAACGTCTATTAAATCTTGATAAATAATTATTAATCTAAGAGGTTGAATAATGGCGTACTCTTTCAAAGAGGAAATCCTCCGCGATCTTCCTGGTGTGTTTGTCGAAGTCAATTCTGTAAAGAAAAAACTTTATGACGACAGCCAATTCGGTACAACTGACGCAGTGCTTTGTATCGGTACTGCATTCGATGGTCCTAATGGTGTTCCTGTACCTATTTACGATCCATCTTATGCAACATATACTTATGGCGATACTTATAATCGCGAAACTAAACGTGAAGTAGACTTAACAGCTACATTGGCTGATGCATATAATTCCGGTTGCCGTACTTTGTATGGTTTCCGTATCGGTGGTTCTGAAGCTCAAAAAGATTTTAAATTGCGTTCTGACGATACTCTTCGTTTCCGTGTAAAATCTCGCTTCCCATCTAACAAAGCTAAACAAGTATACTTTACTTTCGATAATACTCCAGGTCAAGAAGTTCTTACTATCTATAAACCTGTATCTAAAGCAACAACTTACGAACGTTACAATGCTATGATTGATAACGAAGAAGAAATGATTAAAGTCGAAATTCCTTTGGGCCTTATGGGTGCTGGCTTTACTGCCGATACTCCTATCTCCGAAGTAATTCGTCATATCAATAACTTCCCTCGTAACAACGTTGTTACTTTGTCTATCGTAAATAAAAAAGGTCAAGATGTTACACTTCGTAAAGATTCTTACGAATTAGCTCTTGGTTCTATTTTCCCTGGTACATACTTCTTAGGTCGTAAACGCTCCTTAGTACCTTGCCGTACAGAAGTTCGTACTCATGTAATTAAATCTAAAAAATCTCCAAAACCTTTTGGTTCTTTCACTGGTAAATATTTCCATACTCTTCGTATTAATACAGATGTTAATGCTGAGTATCCTATTTACTCTGTAAGCGATAAAGATTTGAACGAAGCCTTCACAACTGTCGGCTTAAAAATGTATACTCATAACGATTATCTTCGTACTCCTGGTGCATCTGCATTAGCATTCGAAGAAGATGATAACGATTATGAAGATACTAATATGACTAACTTCCAAAAATACATGAAGTTAGGTTCTGGCTTTGCTATTACAGCAACAGCTTATCCTCGTACAAATTCTACTGGTCAATATTTGACTCCTCGTGTAAAAGAATCTGACGTTAAAGATAAACAATATGTAATATCTATTGGTGAAGGTGCATATTCTGTATTGCAAAATGCCGATATGCCTTATCGTGTATTGGGCGCTCAAATCTGTGCTGATACTGTAATTGGCGGTCGCCTTCCTAAACCAAAAGATTTCTTAAAAGCATTCCCTATCGATGCTGTTATGGTTAACACTGTAGCAGGTGGTGCTCCTGTAGTCGATACTGAAATGTTTAAAGTAACTCCTGTAGTTAACGTTAAAGATACTAAACATTCTCCACGTTCTTATAAATTTAGCTTTGCTAAAGTAGATAATGCTGCAGAAATCATTGACGAAAACATTTATCAAAACGAAGTATTTACAGTTATCCCTTCCGTAGCTAATGAAGCTGCTTTGGATTTAGATCATAAAACTTATGAAGCTGGTCAAACATTCTACTTTGAAGACACTAAAGAAGTGAAATCTATTACGTTCGATGGTAAGCTTCAAAATGCTGTTTCTCCACATCAAAAATTCAAACACTTCGTTACGAAAGATAAAATCATCGAAGCAGAACCAGCAACTGGTAATACTGTAACATTTAAAGAAATCGCATCTCTTGCTGATCTTCAATATGATACAGCTATGAATGGTTTATTGACAGATGCTGATGCAACGACTGCTGCATACTATGCAACGACTGCTGCCGCTGCTGCTGCAACTGCTGCTAATGCTAAATACGTATTACTTTCTGTTAATGACGTATTATGTGTTGGCAAATATGACACTGGTGCTGTAACTCCTATCGGTGAATATGATATCTTAACAGATAAAGATGCTCGTGACGATAAAGTCGTTACTTATATTGAAAACTTCGATTGCGTAGACAACCGTGTTATCATTTCTGTAACAGACTTTAATTATCGTACTGTAGCAGAATTTATTTCTGACTTGAAAGATAACGTTAACTTCACTGATAACTTTACTGTAGAATTGACTGATAATGGTATCGTCGAAAAAGATGCTCTTATCGAAGAAGTATTAGAACCTGTATTGGTTGGCGGCAAAGTTGCGTTAGCTACTTTGGCTAAAGACCGTACTATCGATTACGATTATACTATGCGTATTCCTTATCGTACTCCTGATAACTTCGCTCGTCAATTGGCACAACATTGCTTGTATACAGAATTAAAAACTGCTCATACTCATGGTTTAATTGGTGTTGAACGTATTTCCGACTACACATTATCTGGCGTTGAACAAAAATTCCAAGATTTGAATAGTTTAAATCTTAACCTAGAATTGAAACGTGGTAACGGTCGTTCCGTAATTGATGACGACGGTACTCCTGTCGATATCGGCCGTTCTATTTCTTGTACATTCTTCCAAAACAATGTACCAGTTTATAATTCTACTTACGCATATGTAGGTAACGGTGCTGCAGCTTATGCTGGTATGGTTTCCGCATTGCCTGTAGAACAATCTCCTACGAACCAAAAAATCGGCATTTCTCCATTGTTCGAATTAACAGCTTCTCAATTATCTAACTTAACTTCTAAAGGTATTGTTACAGTTAAGAATACATTTACTCGTGGTTATGTAATTACTGACGGCTGTACAATGGCAGATCCAACTGATGCATTGTCTCGTCTTAACAGTGTTCGTATCATCGACGCTGTTGAACGTGCTATTCGCCGTGTTTGTGAACCATTTATCGGTAAACAAAATACAATCTCCGTTCGTAACTCTATCCAAACAGGTTTGACATCTGAGTTGAATAAACTTAAAGGTGTATTGTTATATGACTACTTATTCGAAATTGCTAATGACGTAACTGCTCTTCAATATACTTATATTGATATCAATTACACTATTATGCCATTTAACGAAATTCGTCAAATCAATAACTACATTCAAATTCGTCAACCTGGTACCTAGTAGTTTTTAATTAAAGAAGGAGGGGGCGGATAACCTCCGCCCCATTATTTAACACATGGCTTACTCTAATAACTCTGGTGTAACTACAGCGTCTGAATACACTCGTAGTTATACTACTTTTTCCGGCTGTGATATCGTAGCTACATTCGGTTCCGAAGTAGTAGCTGAAATTCAAGGTATTACAGTTTCTATTAACCGTGAAAAGGCTCCGGTCAACGTGTAGGCCGTCCTAATCAGAAATGATAAGGTTATTAATGCGGAATTAAGCGGGAAGGCTAAGTACTCTATAGTATATGCTAATCCGAACCGAAGGCTTAACTAAGTTAAGTCAGGGGCAACGCATAGATGGTGAAAAGATATAATCCATCCACGAGGCCGCATTACGATAATTATAGATTATCCAGTATTAGGAGTTAGTACTGCTTAACGTTAAACGAAGGTAAAAATTTATGCTAGTCTGGATCAGAATAAACTGATCGATGCAAATGAAGGAAACTTCCAGAGAATAAGATAAAAAACTTATTGATAATCATTTTCACTACACATTTGGTTCAGCAGAACCTCGCTCTATTTCGAGAGGTAAGAATACCACTTTTGCTTCTCCTTTGCAGTAATGCAATGTATAATTAAACTCTGTGATATGCTGGAAACCCCTTAGAGCCTTTAGTACCAAAGTGTGACAATCTAAAGGATTGGGCAATCAGCAGGCAGCGTAAGCGCCTCAACGACTATCCGTAAGGAGTACATCATAACAGCTGATGGAAGTGCAGAGCTCCCTGGGTAATATAGGTATTGCAATATTTATCTTCTTATAATATAATTAATATATAAGGAGGTCATAAATATGGCAATATATAATTATAATTTTGATATTTTAGAAAAAGAATCGCCTGAAAAATATTATTTTCTTGGTTTTTTAGCAGCAGATGGTTCACTAACAAATAGTGGAATCATTTTTGAACTTAATGAAAAAGATGGATATATGGTAAAAAAATTAAATGATTACATATGTCCAGAAAAAGAAGTTGCTTTCAGAGAAAAAACAAATTCTTATCGAGCATCATTTTTTAATATAGAAATGACAAGAAAATTAAAAGAATATTTTTCAATGACTAGTAATAGAAAAACTGAAGAAATTAGATTTCCAAAAGTGCCAAATAAATATCTTCGAGATTTTATTCGAGGAATAATTGATGGTGATGGAAATATAGATTCTACAAAAGGCTATAAAGGTGATAAAATTTATATTGGTGCTAGATTAAGAATCTTAGGCAATGAAATTTTTCTAAAAGAATTAAATGAAAAAACTAAATTATTATATCCACATAATACGAATGCTGTAAGTAAAAAAGGCAAGGAAAATATTTATGTTATAACTTACAATTTTAAAACAGCACGTGAACTATTAAAAGTAATTTATTATGATGGATGCCTATGTTTAAAAAGAAAATTCGATCGTACCAGGGATGAAGATATAGTCTCGACTTTAGTTAAAACTAAAGACTAGGTCCAAAAAGAGGTATTGCAGGTACTATTGTATTCACGTTATTTGACCGTGATGCTCTAGTCGACGCACTTGCTGTTCGTGCTGCTAAAGCAGCTTACTTCCAACGTATTGGTGGCGACATTAACTACCAACCATACACAATTACAGAATGGGATACAAAATTAACTAATATGGTTGTTAATTCCTTGGGCGCTAACAACAGCAATAGCCAAGTAGCTTCCACTAACCCATTCAAAGTTACACAAAATGTAGCTATTCAATCTACTCCAAAATATTCTGACGAAATTCCTCCATTTGACATTACATTGTCCTTTGCGAACGAATATGGTCAATCCGCAGTAATGGTTATCTATGGCTGCGAAATTTTGAATGAAGCATCTAGCTTCTCTGTAGATTCTACTACTACTGATAAAGCTTGTACTTACATTGCTCGCTCTGTCGATTACTTGCAACCAGTAGAAAACAAATACTTGCTTGATAACAAGTACTAATAAATTCGGCGAGGAAATTTTTTCCTCGCCTTTTATTTTTTTCTTAGGAGACAATAGGCGTGAAAAAATCTCAAGAAAATACTAATCAAATATTTCTGTATCTAAATCGTGGTTTACAAGATTACATTAATAGTTCTTTATTATCTGGTGAACATTCTAGTAATGTTAAGAAAGATATGGAAGAAATATGCTATAATATTATTAGTGAGCGTAATATTGAGCTTAAAACGAACATTATTACGTTGATCAATAATAGAGTTCAACAATATATGAAATTATATAATTTAAAGGTGAAATATGCCAAATGATTTGTCTTTAGGTAATAAAGACGTGGTCCAAACCTCAAAGTATACGAGAACGTATACTTCTTATAGCGGGTGTGATATTGTAGCTTCTATTAATATTACGATTCCAGGTCAAGAAACGATTTCGAAAGTATTTGGGAGCCTACAAACATTCTCCTATAGTATACATCAAGAAAAAGCTCCGGTAAGAACGTTAGGCGATGTTAATGCTATCACGTATGTCGATGGCCCAAGAACAATTGCCGGCTCTATGGTGTTTGCCGTATTAGATAAACATGTTATCTATGAGATTATGGACGATGTATATAAAAAAGGTAATTATCAAAATAAACATTTTTTAATGGATGAATTACCTAATTTTGACGTTACATTATCGTTCGCTAATGAATATGGACGTCAGTCTACCATTAGTGTGTATAATTGTACGATAATCGATGAAGGTCAGATTATGTCGATTAACGATATCTTAACAGAAAATACATATCATTATTATGCGACCGATATCGATTATATGACAGAGTCTCAAAACTATTATACTCTTAATGAAAAAAGTATAATTGATTCTAATCCATGGTTAACAACTAATAATGCTAAGATTAAAACGCAAAATATTAAAGTACAATATGGTATTCCTGTATTAACATTGTCTAAAGAAGGATATTATTCTTTTAAGACATATATGGATGCTCTTAATAGAAAATATAAAAAGTTAGCCGATCAGTTTATGGGCGAAAAAGAATCTGAAAAGATGGCCCAGCTTAAAAAAGATTATTATAATCTTAGAACTGAAGCCGAACAATATTATCCGTCTCAAGCATTATTATCTAAGACACAAAAGAAAGTTCGTTTCTTAGAACGTAAACGTTTAAAAGTTAATAAAGAATACGATAATTTTAGAACATCATTATATACATTAAGACGTGACGTTCCTGATTATTCTAAGTTTAGAGTTAATGGTAAAGCTAAAAACGAATCTGAAATTCCGGACTATTCTAAATATAGATTAGATCCTAAGAAAGATAATTCTAATCTTCCTTCATATGATGACTTTAGAAAAAAAGAAAATGATCGTCATGAGAAAAAAGATGATATTCCTGATTACTCTAACTTTAGAAAAAATCGTAATAAAACTGTTAAGGAAGAAGAAGCAACTCATTATAAATTAGATGAAAATGGTAACGTGGTTATTATAGATACACATGTAGACAATAAAGGAGGCGACGAACTAATTGAACACATCTAGTATTACATTCTTATGGCAGTTCGAAGATTTCGTCTCTTTATATTGTAACGATTATTTTAATGGTCATACTACGTTATATGTTGATGACGGATCTAAAGTAAGAGATTTTACATTAGACGATGCTAATATTATTATCGATGATTTAGAAAATAACATGTATCGACTATGGACATCTGGTCCTGATGGAAAGTCCGAAGAAAAATACATCGAGATTTTTTCAGAAACGATGACCGATCAAATTGAATATCTTAATGATATATCTATTCAAGTTAAAGACATTCAAACAATTGTTGATTATGTAGAAAACATTTCAAATGAAAGAGGTTTAAATTTAGTAGAATCTTTGTACTATGCCTATTTAGCTACAAACGATAAAAAACAAAAATTAAATTTCTTTTATTTATTAATGGGCGCTATTAAATTAAACAACAATAATAACTTTAATAATAATATCGATAACAATAGTAGCTTATATATTTACGATTCGCAACGAGCATTGATGAATCCTGAATTGGCTAATGGATTTTTATCAGGATCTATTAAGCTATATAAATTTACTGGTAAATTTTATGAATATCAAGATACAGTATTCTTTGATAAAGAAGATGTCGATTTATCTTTCTTAGATCGAGATTATTTATATCGACTAGATATCATTGTCGATAATCAATTAATTAATAGTTATTATACGTTAAATCCTACAGTCGATACGGCTAAACAAGTATGGGATAGGTTATATAAAATAGTAGAGTCTATTAATAGTCGATTAAATGGACTTAGATATTTACCATTGGCTTATCATAAATTCGACGAAGAAACACAACTTGCTATTAGTTTACTAATGGATAAAAATGTCGATGCTCATTATTTACAACAGCCAAGAATTGGTGTCGACGAAGAATATATCACGGCACATATCGAAGGCGCTAATAAATATTCTGATTTAGACGGTGTATACTTCTGTATCACTGATGTTGAAGGCTTAGCATCTGATCAAATTTTATTTAAAAAGAAAGTCGATAATTTAATTGTCGATTTACCTGTCCAAGGTAATTCTATTTATGATGGCTGTTATTATTCTTTTTTAATAGACTCTAATAAAAGAATTATTTCTCCAGTAACATTGTTTAATATTAATGAAGATATTGAACATGATTATATAGAGGCAACGTTAAAGATATCGCAAAAACAATTATTAAACTTCTTATACGAAGAATTTGAAGAAGAAGACGTTAATAAATATTATTATTTATTTACAGATTGTATTGGTAATAGCGAAGTAACTTTATCTAATTATTTTGATAATGTTGTCGATCGATTTGTACAGTCTAATTTCAACGAAGATTTTTTCGATTTAATTCATTATATTAATGTATATAGATTTAGTAATCAAACATATTCTAATCAAAATTTATTAGCTTATAATG